CAAATAAAAATAATTAAGATTGTTTCTTTGATGAGTAATCAGTATATTCCAAATAATTATCACATACTGATTCTTTCTCAAATAAAAATAATTAAGATTGTTTCTTTGATGAGTAATAAGTATATGTCAAATAATTATTACATACTGATTCTTTCTCAAATAAAAATAATTAAGATTGTTTCTTTGATGTGGAATCCTTTGTTTAAAAAAATTGAAAAATATTTTTTATCAATAAATATTTTTCACTGAATTTAACAGTTATAACCAAATTAAATGAACTCAATCAATAAAAAAATCATTGAAGCTGCAAGAATTGGCGATATTGACAAGGTAAAATCACTCTTACTCAATAACACAATTAATGTAAATTATAAAAATGAAAATGGTCAATGTGCTTTGTCATCAGCTGTTGAAAATGGTCATTCCGAAATTGTTAAATTATTATTGAAATTGGATATTAATTGTAATATTCTAGATAGATATGGTTTCACTCCATTGATTCGATCAATAGCTAGAAAAGAATATTACATTACAGAATTACTTCTGAAAGACCCACGAACAGATCCTCTGATTATCAATGGATCTGGTGATGATGCATTATCCTGGCTAGCTTCCTTGAATAATTTTTCTTTATTTTTTATAATTTGGAACAAATATTTTGATCATATTAATCCAAATAGGTTTAACAGCACTGGTTCGAACATATTAGGTTTTGCCATAGACAATAATAACTTAGAACTTGTCGAACTTATACTTACGCACCCAAAAATATTTTTTATGCTTTACTTAAGAAGACCAATTTTATATCGCGCACTTAATAAACAAGATATCCTGCTCAGTTTGCTATCTCATCCAAAAATTAGAGCTAATGAAGAAGATACAGATGGAAAAGGAAATCGATTTTCAAATCGTATCCCAATAAAAGTTGCGCTTAAAAATAACAATTTTAACGCTTTCAAATTACTTATTTTTTTCCACCTAACTGACAATACACTATCTACTGAAATATTAATAAATGATGTGGAATTCTTGAAAATAATGATTGTCACCTACGGCTTTTCCGCTTTGACCAATAACACCATTAATGGAATCAAATTTGCACCTGAAATAATAAAAAATGTGACAAAAGAATTGAAAGGTAAAAATACAAGTACAATTATGAGTTGGATCAAATCGTTTGATCTTCAACTTATTCATGCAGCATTTTTATTGATTTTGACACGAGCCATTGATTCTGAATATTTGAGTTTTAATTCGATTATTGAGCATGATCATTTCACAAACACTAAACAAGAATTAACATTTGGTATCATAGCACAAACCGTAAATAAAGTACATAATTTAATCAATGACCTTACTAAAAATTTTAATTCAGATGAACATAATGCTCGCTTAGAAAAAATTAAAAGGAATAATATCATTCGATATTTACAAATTACGTGCAAATTAAATGACGATACTAGAGAACGATTATTTTTGCTTACATATGAATCGTCACTTATAATGATCCCACTTAAGTATAAAAAATTTATGACCAATGTTTTTGTTTTGAGACTTTTGAATGAATGGTGACACATTGATAAAAAATTATAGTGGATCATCAGTGTGTGTATTTTGATTATACACACTGATTCATCTTCAAAGCACAATACCTTATTGAAAAATATCTTTTATTAAAACCTATTTTTCAATTATTGAGTTGCGCAAGTCTCATCAGTCAAATGAATAAAAATAATAAAAATTTTCTAAAAGTTGTCGCGAGTGGTGATCTTAACACTGTAAATTCATTTTGCTTACATATGAATAACCACTTACAAAGATCCCACTCAAGTACAAAAAATTTATGACAAATGTTTTTATGACAAATGTTTTTATGACAAGTCTTCTGGATCAGTGGTGAGATTATGTGGTAACTCTTTTAAAAAAAATCAGTATGTGTAATCAAATTATACATATTGATTTTTAATTTGGAAAATCTTTATCTTACGCAAACTATTATTTTGCCCAACAAATCAATAAAATATTTGGTTTAAAGTATCTCACTCTGATCGAGGCACGACCAGATTTATTAATTTCATCAAATTTTTCATAAATATATTCCGCACAAATATCAGGGTCTATCAGTGGGTAGCCTATGATTAGCTTGGGAATTGCAAAGAAACATGCGAGCTTGCCAGTATCTGCTACATTTTTCATTGATTTAATGCAAGTGGTATACACAATATCAAAAGATTCCAACCTTAATTCATTTAATTTATCGATTCTATCATAAAGTGCTGATAAATCATCATCAACTGAGGGCTCGAACATATTATAATATTTCATTCGATTTTATTTACTGGAATTTATAAGGTTCGTGCCTATTTTAAATCAAAAAATGTCTTCGCTCGATGAATTAAATGAAATGTATTCAATTAATGAATGCATTGAAATGTCTTCACTTAAAAGCTGCTGAATGATTATATATAAATGTGGCGAAACATTATTCTTAGCGGTGGAAGCATTTATGGGCTCGCTCATGTTGGTTTCATTAAGTATCTTGAGGATCAAAAGTTGTTATCCTCACTCAACAAAATTATTGGAAGTTCCATTGGATCAATTATTGCATCATTTATCGCGTTTGGATTTGCCCCAGATGATATATGGAATTTTATCCTGAAATTGGACATGCAAGTATTAGCAAAACTAAATATGGATCCGGCATTTATTTTGGAGAATCTGGGATTAAATAATGGTGAGATCATTTATAATTTCCTCAATGTGGTGTTCGAAAGAAAAACCAATATTAAAGACATAACTTTCGCACAATATAATGAATGGATTATATCACAAGGCAAATCACATCATCTGATTATCACAGGTGTATGTCTTAATACAGGGGAAACTGTTTATTTTGATCATGTGAGAACCCCTACTATGTCGGTTGCCAAAGCTGTTAGAATTTCCTCATCAATTCCCCCATTATTCACACCAGTAAATCATGATGGTTATTTGTTTGTGGATGGATCAATTGGTGATAATTTTCCCATAGACGAAGTTAAAGGTGAGGAAAATGAGACAATATCCAGCATGATAATTATTAAATACAATCTTGAGGTGAAAAACATAGAGGATTATGCATACGCACTAATGATGTTGTTTTCTAGAAGAATATTATATCATGATGCACTAAAATATGAGAAAAATACAGTGATAATTGATAGACCTAATGAAGGATCAGCCTATGATTTTGACATTAATAATGATTTCAAAACCAGATTATTTGAACTTGGATATGAAAAGACTAGGGATTTTTGTGAGAAAAAAATAAAGTGTGTGCACAATGAAGAAGACAATAAACATTCAACGAAGGATTCAAATAATGAACCAACTCTGAATGAATCAATAAACGAAACCAGATTAGATTTAGATGCGATTCTTAATGACATGTTATCATCGGAATCCAAACATAATGAATAATTGTTTAATTAAGTAAAATAATTATTCATTCAAATACCATTAGATCCTCCTTGGACCCTGACCCTGACCCTGACTCATATTCTGTCTTTCAGCTATTGCCTTATTATATCTCTTTTGTAAGTCACTATCACTATCGTTAATATTCAATTTGTTTTTCATATCGATACCAACCTTATCAAGGATTCCGTAACCAGCTGTATCACCCGAACGATATTCTCTGAATTGTGTTGAATTAAATTGATTAGTTGAGGTTTCGCGATCCTGAAGTCTTGACTTCATGGTTTTGAAATATTCATCATCCTTGTGAGTATGACCTGTATAATAATCAACCGGTTTAATCTCATTGACGTTAACTTCTTTTATTGACTTCTTTTGACCCAGTGGATTAAAATTAATTGATTGGTAATGCGAGGATTCAATATCGTATTCTGTGTCATCTGTCGCATATAATTCTCCCACTGCATCTAATGATGCAAATGGTGTGAGTGAAGTATTGGCACCATTAAAGGCAGCTGGCAGACCATCTGCGCGAATCAAATCGTTTTCTCTTCGATGCACCTCTTCAAAGACAGCATGAAATTTCGCCATTTCTGACTGATCGAGTTTTTCAAAAAGTTTGTGCGGAACTTCTTCCGAATCTTGTGTTTGACGATTGATTTTCATTTGATTTAATCTCTGATTGGCATCACCTTGAGAAATTGCAGCGGAATCATGGTCATTATATAGGTGTTTTGCATTCAATTGTCTCATTTGTTCATCAAATGATAACTTTGATTCTGGTTTAATTTGATCCACAGGTGAAGGATTTGGTTGTGTAGCTGCCCACTCTTGGTGTTTCTTTTTCAAATTAAAATGATCAACACCTGATTTTTTCGCATGATTCCATAATTCAAAATAATTCTTTTTTTCATCAGGATCCGATAAAATCTCGTATGCGTTTTGAATTAGGGTGAATCTCTCGGCCTTTCCGCTATTTTTATCCGGATGGTGTAATAATGAAAGACGCCTGAAGTTCTGTCTCAGCTTCTTACCAAATCCTTCATCAAAAAGATCAGCTTCATTCAATTCAAGGATTTCAAACAAATTGGGTATATCATTCAAAAGATTATTGTCGTTCATAACTGGTATATTATGCTATATTTGAAAATATTTTTATAACGAATTTTGTCCAAAAGAAGATTTGCATAAAAAATTGCTAAAATTATATAATAAGATCAAGTGCTTAAATCAAATGATTGCGTTAAATGACCAAATCAAATGACCAAATCAAATGACCAAATCAAATGACCAAATCAAATGACCAAATCAAATGACCAAATCAAATGATTGCGTTAAATGACCAAATCAAATGACCAAATCAAATGATTGCGTTAAATGACTAAATCAAATGACCAAATCAAATGACCAAATCAAATGATTGCGTTAAATGACCAAATCAAATGACCAAATCAAATGACCAAATCAAATGACCAAATCAAATGACTAAATCAAATGATTGTGTTAAATGACTAAATCAAATGATTGTGTTAAATGACTAAATCAAATGATTGTGTTAAATGACCAAATCAAATGACCAAATCAAATGACCAAATCAAATGATTGCGTTAAATGACCAAATCAAATGACCAAATCAAATGATTGCGTTAAATGACTAAATCAAATGACCAAATCAAATGATTGCGTTAAATGACCAAATCAAATGACCAAATCAAATGACCAAATCAAATGACTAAATCAAATGATTGTGTTAAATGACTAAATCAAATGATTAAATCAAATGATTGCGTTAAATGACCAAATCAAATGATTGCGTTAAATGACCAAATCAAATGACCAAATCAAATGACTAAATCAAATGATTGCGTTAAATGACTAAATCAAATAATTGCGTTAAATGACTAAATTAAATGATTGTGTTAAATGACCAAATCAAATGATTGTGTTAAATGACCAAATCAAATGACTAAATCAAATAATTGCGTTAAATGACTAAATTAAATGATTGTGTTAAATGACCAAATCAAATGATTGTGTTAAATGACTAAATCAAATGATTGCGTTAAATGACTAAATTAAATGATTGTGTTAAATGACTAAATCAAATAATTGTGTTAAATAATTAAATCAAATAAGTATATACATATAAAATTCTTAACATCAATAGTGCTCTTAATTTGTAAAACATTTTACCATGTGATTATATTTAGATTCCGCCAAATCATTTTCATTCGAATTAAAACAAATAATTTCATATCTAATTAAATATATAATGAGCAATTCAACTGTGGAGAAAAAAAAGAGGGCGTCGAAGGTCAGATCGAACGATATATCGAATGAAACACAAGAGAAGGATTTGAAAAAGGATTCTTCGAAGACCACAAAGAAGGATTCAATCCCAGAACCTAAATTTGGAAATGAAGTTGTCTTGCGTAATCATTTTTATAAAAAGTACAAGGTAATATTTGATTCAGATGTTCTAAACATTCGCGATAATGATATTATTCATAATATTTATGATCGTGAGGGTAATTTTATTTATCCGGAGATTGGGCTGAAAGAATATGATTTTTTACCCTTTTTGAACAAATTATCAAAAAACAATCAGCTTTATATGGGAACTAATATTGGATTATGTTTAGATAATGCGAAAATTGGTCTTTCAAAGAATTTCGATATAAGTGAGAAGAATCCTGATTTCTTAGTATTTTTGCGTCACACAGATACTCTCACTTCGATTTGGACTGTGATTACCTACACAATAGTTGGACATGTGTTGGGGGATACAATTGGTTATCACAATGGACATTGGGAGTTTAATAATGATAATAAAAATGCGAGTCCAGAGTATGCGAACGAATTAATTTATGAATTTTTTCATTTTGGAGGAATCAATCACCTAAGCATTGAATCCTGGATGCAATCAGATGATAGTATTATGTATTTGGCCACAATTCGCGCGCTTTTGAGACCATATGACTTGGAGCAGGGGATGAATCAATTAGGGGAGAATCTGCGCGAGGAATATCTATCCTCAATGAAAATCATGGAAAATCGTGATCCAGGAGAAACCGTAATGAATTCCCTTCGTATGATGGAAAACGGTCTCAAATGGAATGAGTTACAGTATAATTCAAATTCAATTGGGGCAGGTGCCGCAATGCGCACAGGGTTTATTGGAATTGTTTATTCTGGGGAAATCAATCGTGGAAAATTAGTGAGTATTGCGATTGAAGCCTCAAGAATCACACATAATTCAACAATTGGATTCTTAGGTGGAGTGGTCGCGGCGCTATTCACTGCTTATGCTTTTGAAGGATTGGAGGTAACACGCTGGCCACATGAATTGATTCGGTTGCTCAAAAGTTCACTCATTGATGATTATTTAAACTCGACCAGACCGAATGAATATGATTATTATCGAAGGGAAAAGCACACATTTATTGGAAAATGGGAAAAATATCTCAATATTAGATTTAGTGGTACCACCACACGCACGGACAAACATATGATTAATCCTGTGACAAGAATTAAATATTTGGCTGATAACTTTTCTCGTGCAGAAAATAAATTTTTCCCAGGGTCCTGTGGTGATGATGGACCAATTATTGCGTATGATGCATTGTTATTATCGGTGGGTAATATCGAAAAACTAATTGTCTACGCAATGCTGCACCCAGGAGATTCAGATACAACAGGATGCATGGCGCTCTCATGGTTTGCTACATACTATGCAAAGGATTTCAATATTTATTATCATTTGAGAAGCCCCACACTCAAACGCAATTTACCAATTGATGAAATTATGGCGTACGTACATATCCTTATCAATACGATGGGGCATAATATTTATTTTAATGCATTGACTACGAGTATTAATAAGGTATGTTATTAAAAATCACAATTCGACACAAACGCGCGAATGGTACCGTGATGAATTCATTTAATTAAATAATTTGATGATACTATTTAATTAAATAATTTGATGATACTATTTAATTAAATAATTTGATGATACTATTTTAATTAAATAATTTGATGATACTATTTAATTAAATAATTTGATGATACTATTTAATTAAATAATTTGATGATACTATTTAATTAAATAATTTGATGATACTATTTAATTAAATAATTTGATGATACTATTTAATTAAATAATTTGATTATACTATTTAATTAAATAATTTGATGATACTATTTAATTAAATAATTTGATGATACCAAGCGTGTGAAAAATATTTACTCACACTGGTTCATAATTAAACAAATTCATAAATATCATAATTAAATGAATTCATCAAATATTTACAATAAATTAACTTATTGAGTATTGGCTCCGACAAATGCTACGATGTTTTGTGCATCGCGTTGTCCAGGGTATTCTTTTGGACCACTTGGTGTTAATAAAGTAATAGTGGGGTAACCTCTAATATTAAATTGCGACATCATTTGTGCGTTATTGGGATCTGCAGCATCCACACGATGAACTTGCACATTTAATTGAGGATTAGCCGAGTAATATTGTTCAACCTGATCCCATGCACCACTGCTCAAAAGATTGCGGCAATGAATACATCCCATTGAGTAAAAGAGGAAGAGATCGACTTGAGGTTTGGTTGGGGCTTGAGCTTGGGGTTGAGCTTGAGCTTGGGGTTGAGCTTGAGCCTGATCCTGAGGTTGTGCTCGTGCTTGCATCGGTTGATAATAATCCATTTGTCCTTGGGCTTGTGCTTGTTTACGATACATAGGTTGTTCCGCGTAATATTTTTTGGATCCATGATTCATTTTTCTGAAAAAATAATTCAAAATAAGAAGAAGCACAATGATACCGAGAATAATGATGATCCAATGATTTGCTGTTAAATTTTCAAACATTTATTATATTATAGAACAATACTTTTTTTATAAAAAACTATAGATTTTATCGATGAGAGAATCCATATAGAATTTTATCCTTTGGGGATCTGAGAGCTTTCGATGTGAAAAACTTTTTTCATAAAATATAGTTTTATTAATTGTTTCATTCAAATTTTTTTTCTTTCCATTAATTATATCCTAAAGCAATGTCTTCATTAGTAAGGAATTTTAAGATGAGAGGAGGAGCAGACATCCCAAATGGGACATTTGAGAATGCTTGGCCAATCATTTGTCAATTACATGATATCAAGACTACTAATCCCGCTTTATGGGAGAAATTGCCATACAACGGAACTTATTCGTCCCAATATAAGACACCAAGTGCCAAGGATTATGATATCAACTCCTATTTCACTCAAGGTATGGTCAGAATTGCTAAGTTGGTAAGAGAAGCTGATCCTCTTGATAATTCAAGAGTAGATTGGGCTACATACGAACAGAGTTTGAAGGGTTTTGTTAGATCCACGGCCACTGTTACTCTTGGCACAACTGATCTCTCAGAGATTGTCACCCAACTCAAAAATGAAGTGACAAAAGCGGTCAATATAGCAATTCCCAGCGCAGGTACATTGGGTGCTTCATTAAGTGAAATTTTAAAAAAAGTTTCTGGTTTAGATGCACACATTGGTGCTAGCGATGGTGCTCATAAAGGATTCACAACTGCTTTGGCCGATATTAAGAAAATTGTTGATGCGATTAACACCAAGCCATCCTCATCTACTGGATCAGTCACACTTAGTACAGCAGATCAAAAAACCTTGCGTGATATTCAAAAAGCAATTACTGACGCACAAATAGCTCTCATTGCAGCTATCAGTAAGATCAAGACATCTTCTACGTCAAAAACAGCTGGGGAACAGGCTGCTGAAGAAGCTGAAGACTTCGCCGATGAAGCTGCTATTTTTGCAACCAATGCTCGAAGACACGCGAAACAAGCCAACGATGCTATTGGCACTGTAAGTGACCCGGCCAATGTTACTGCTACTACTGCTGCTGCTACTTCAGCAGATAAAGCAGCAATTCTATCAGAAAAAGCTGCACAAAATGCACAAGATGCGGCGAATGATGCTAGGACAAATGCATTAAGTGGTAAAACCATTGAAGCACAAAATGCAAGAAACCAAGCAGAAAACATGAAGAATGAGGCAGAGAAGCAAATGAAAGAGGCAGAAAAACATATGAATAATGCGATTGCCGAAGCCAAAAAAACCAGCTCTCCACCAACAAGTGGGTTAACAACCGCTGAATTGAAAGCACTTCAAACAGAATTAGCATCTACTAATAAAACAAAAATTGATGTGAATTTTGTTAATGAGTTAAGTAAATCTGAACGATTCAAGGGTTCAATTCTTCAAGTTCCAAATCTTGCTCAATATTTCATCGGTGAGGGGTTGTTTGATCTTTCTGTACTTCCCCCAACTGTGACCCCCATGAGATTTGCTTTGATGAGAATCGCTGAATATTCGGCTTTTCTTGTTGATGATGCGAATATTCCCAGTTATTTGAATGAAATTATTGCTGGAGATCCACTTTTAAATTACGTAAAAGCTGATATTAATAAATCCGACGTCAGAACAGCCGTTGAAAAATTTATGGAAGAGATCTTCAGTAAAAGAGATGACAAAAAACTAGTAGATGTAAAAAAAAATTTTGATTTTGCATTGGATGTAGAGGCTACTGAATTAAATAGTTTTGTTGTCGCGTTATATGTATTTGATAATGGTCAATCAAATAAAATTCGTCAGGATACCTCATTTGTTGGTACTAATGTTGAACAGTTAATATTACAAAACACAGATCCAACAAATTTACAACGTATCAATATTCAAAAAGCGGTTACATCATCTAAAATGGATATTTTCTCTCTTAAAATTACATCATTAAAACAAGCTATGAAAAAAGAGATTACTGATATGACGATTGGTATTTCGGATAGTGATTTTGATGCAATTTATAGAGCTATTTCTATCTTTGAAACAGACCCAATTAACGACTTTATTGCCAAAGAAAAAATTATTATTACTGGAGGAGCTAAATTAGTTGGCGGTGGTTTTATTTCAAAGAATATCACTGATGATAAGGTTCTATTAGTGAGCAAACAGGGAGATGTTCTTCTTACTACAAGATCCGACCCTGGTTACACAAATCAAACAGAAGCAAAAACAGGGTTTGGTGGAAAAATAACCCCTCCAGCATATTACGAATTCGATGGTTTTGAACATATGTATGATATTGAATCATCCGGCGGAATAAAAACTGAAGTTGATGGCTCAGGAAAATGGAATCTCGTTCTCAAACCCATGGGTGGAAAAGTCGATGATGCAAAAATTCAAGAAGCGATCAAAAAAGTTGAGGACCATATCGCCCTCATTGGTCCATCAGTTGACACTAAATATAATTTAAATGCATTAAAAACAAAAAAAGATTTGAACGCTTTAGTGGAAGGTCCTCTCAAAAATCCCCAAACCCTTTACGAGAAACTTAAAAGATTGGAAGTTGAAATTGAACTGGGATGCAACCCCAGAAATTTAACAGGAGGTTCCTTAAATAATGGTGGATCCCAACGTATGCAAGGTGGTGCTCCTCCTTCTAACACTATTGGAAATGCTGCAGCCGAATTCATCTTTGATAACATCATCATGGGATCAGTTGATCAAGCCAACACTTTCTCCACTTATTTCACTCTCTTTGAGTCCAGTGCACCTGTGGAAATTTTGGCCTTACCAAGAGATTCATCTGTTGTTAGTAGATCAACTGTTATTAGTAGAATCGCTGGAATGACCTTAAATTTCAACAAAAGTCTCGAAGCCAGATTCTTCCTAAATGGTTCTTCGCCCATGATTCCTCTCTCCGGAAGATTCCTCGCAGTGATGGATCTTATTCCAATGGTCCCTCTAGACAAATACAGAACTGTTTATGGTGCTAAAACACCTTTTGATTTAGACAAAGTTTCTCATGGATTGATCGGCGTTTTCCTGAGTATTTGTGAAACCGGTGATTTAATTAAGTTCAGAACTGGTGGAGATGTTAAATTGAAAGATTTTGATTCTGACGAATTCTCAGGACTTGAAATCAAGGATAAACTCCCAATTGACCAAAGATCTCTCAAAGGAATCTTATCTTCTTCACCCGTTTCCCTTGTCGAATGGAAGAGAAACAATGAATTCCTCGCAGCAGTTGACGCACTCAAGGCTAAGGAATGGCAACGTGATGGAAAGACTGGTAACTTCTACAGATTGGTCAATGGTCAAAGAACCAATGATGAAGGAGATGCTGAAAAAGTCTGTCTTTTGTCAACTGACTCAGGCAAATCTCAATGTCATCATTTCATTTCAAAATGTTTGGCCAATCCTGAAGGTAAATTCACTAACGAATGTCGCGACTTCTTTGGAAAGGATCGTCTTCTCAAGCTCGGAGAAACCGAAATGAGATCTGACTCATTCAGCAAGTACATTGACGAAATCAAATCTTTGAGCCCAGCACACGCTGTTGTTGTCTTGAACAAATTCCACTTCAGACGCAAGCAAGTGACCGAAGATTACTTTGACCTAAAGAATGTAAACATCAAAAAGGTTGAATCTGTGGGTGAATGGATCAAAACAATTGATTCAGATGCCAACCTTTTATATTTTGGTGATGGTAATAAAGATGCCGGCAAGCAAATTATTGATGAAATGAAGAAGAACAATGATTTCTTGAACTATCTTGAAATTCTCTCAACCTATGTCAACGCCTCTGTTTACTACTTGAATCCCGAAATCGAAAAGATCTCTCGTGTTACCAAGCCCAGATACAACGAATCATACAAAGTCTACGACTATGTTAATCCATATGTCACTATGATTAACTCTGTTGAAAACATTCGTGATAGCATGGGACGTTTACGCTCAGCTGTTCAAAATAATTATTTGGGTTACAATGGTGATCTTTTGATTCGTAGCTTCATTGCTTCTCCAACTATCGCAGCTCCATTCAATCCCGCCGCTTACACCAGCTATATCCCATCATCCACTTTGTATCCTGGATTCTTTAATGGCAACATGAGAGGAGGCGCTGATGAAGAAATTGACTTCAAAAATTTGGGTGTTTGTGCTGCTGAAGATTATCAGCATTATTTACAAAAGGTTTTAGAAATTGCTGCTGCCAATAACTTGACCATTGATCCTGCCGAAAAGCAAGAAATTGATAACAAGGTCAGTAAACTCAAAGAACAAGAACTGAAAATGAGAGAATTATTGACTGAATTGATTAACTGGTTTAAACTATATAACCATACTAATGGATACATCAATTCTCACTCTGGCTCTGTTGGAACAACTGAACGTCCAGATATCTACAAGAAACATGAAAATTTCTTGAACCTCTCCAAATCCTACCAGAAACGCACAACTAATGTGATGACCTATATCCAATTCTTGAGTGATGCCGTCGCTCAAGCAGTCAAAAAGGAAATGGATTCCAAGCAACAAACCACAGTTCCCACCTCAACTGATTACATTAGAATGTAAATTGACTTATTCAAAATTAATTATATTTGTTCATCCATGAGCTAATATAATCAAAATATGTAGATTAAATGACATACATTAAATGTAATTTTTCACTTAAACCTGTGTTAAAAAAATTGATTTATTTATTCACTTTATTTAACACCAATTTATACAACCAATTAGATTAACTCGGTAAATGGAAACAATCACTGCTAAGATTAATGAAGAATACAATCAATACGCCTTTAGTCTCAGCAAACTCAATTATACGATCAGCAACAAAAGTGAAATCGATGAGCTCTTCTCTAAAATGAACGCGTCTTGTAATAAGATTGAGACCTTCAATAATATCCTTCGTAATTCGTCCGAGTACAATACATATGAAGTGGTGGAAACTCATGGAAGAATTTATAATGAATTTAATGCATTTTGCAGAACTTGTGAGAAAATTAATTTGTCAATGAAAGCTTACATTCAAACTCACCAAACAAAGAAGAATTCCTCAAACATTTCAAATGAGATTAAATTAAATTTAGAAGATTTGATGCCAAAAAAATATTACACTTTACGAATTAAATTTTTGGATCACGCAATGAATTCACCGGTTGCAAAACAAATTTTGGATGGATATTTGAATAGACCAAATTATTCAGATGATGCTGGCATCGATTTGTTTGCACCAGAATCCGTTAATTTGACACATACATCCCCTCCCAATAAACCCAATTTTGTTGGGATGGGTATTGCGTGTGAAATGTTGGACTTTGAAGGAAATGCCACACATTATAATTTATACGCACGCAGTTCCATTTCCAAAACCTATTGTTTTTTAGCAAATAGTGTTGGAATCATTGATAAATCATATCGTGGGGAGATCATCGCAGCCCTATATTGTGTGAATCCCAGTGGTTATTTATTAAATCAAATGGATAGGATTGTCCAAATCTGTGCACCCAACATGGCACCCATTAAAGTGGAAATTGTGAATGAACTCAGTGAAAGTGCGAGAGGCGCAGGAGGATTTGGATCAACTGGGAAGTAAATGCAGAGATTCATAAGAAACCCAAATAATTCTTTTAATAAAAATTTTATTGAAAAAATTTTATTGAAAAAATTGAAAAAATGTTTTATTTGTATAATTCAACTCGTATACTCATATAACTGAACTCAAAATCAAAATCACAAAAGTTCAAAGACAACAGACAACTTCGATAAACACCTCAAACCCAATGTATTTTTCCTTGACAAAAAAGCACGAGATCTGTGGAATTCGCACTAGCCATTTGGAGATAATTGTGTTTTCATATATTATATTGATGTTCACACTCGCAATTATCGCAATTGTTCTTTCTGCAGATACGCGATATTATTCAGAAAATCAATCTGCAGCGTCAAGCGTTTCTTTAGAGAAACGTTGTGGAAGCACCGATACCGATTCCTTGGGGAAACGTTGTGGAAGTTCTTCAGAGAAACGTTGTGGAAGCACAGGGCTAAACACCTATTTATTTTCACACGGATTTGTTTATTTGACAATAATAATTTGCATTCTCACCTTACCTCAGATTCCTAAAATAAAATATGTCAGTGGATTAGGTGGTGACGAATTATGTAATGATTACTGTGTTACTGTTTTTTGGATCATTGTAGTCTATTTACTGATCTATTTCATTTTCCCCCTTTGTTTCCTTATTGCTGGAGGCAGTGTGTTGTTTGCAGATGACATGTGTGTAAATGAAAATTTAATGATTTACTCATATACCATAAGCATTTGGATTTTATCCTTCCCTTTTTTCATTGTGAAATTCTTGTGGCTTTTTTCAATCAATTGGTATTGATTAAATTGAAAGAAAATCTTAATCTTAATCTTGACAAGATATTTTAATGAAATTTTGTCAAATTTTCATTAAATTATTCGCCTGTGATCATTCTCAAGGCTTATACCAATGAATGACACCCCGATAATACTAATTGTTCAACAAATATCCACAAGATATTGTGTCAATTCTAGTTATATGTTGTGAAGGATAAACCACCAAGTCCATAAACAATTCTCAATAAATATCCACAAGATATTGTGTCAATTCTAGTTATATGTTGTGAAGGCTAAACCACCAAGTCCATAAACAATTCTCAATAAATTATATCCCCACATGTAAAGTCTTAATTGTGCTGTATTAATACTCGAAATCGTATTATCCATTTTCAGTTGTAAGCTTTGAAAATCGACTTTTGACATATTGAAGGTGGCAGAAGGTTGATGAGTTTCGGGGTTTAGCGCAAACGAATAGGTATTGATACCGGTAACTGGTCCCCGATAATGATTTTGATAAGGTTGTATTAAATTAAAATATGCGGAGTCACGTGGAGTAAATCTTTCTTCTCCGTTCATGTTCATTGTACCAGAAACTATTAGATTAGTTCCAACAAATGATCCATCCTTCCTTCTCAAGTGCGAGGTAGTATAGTTGAATAAATCATTGATTGTGTTCTTACCCACCAACTGATCCAATTGTGCAACCCAAATAAATTCTTTTGCCGGATGATTAAAACCAAGATTAATTTTCTGCCCAATGCTCCTAATATTTGGTTCCAGTTTATATTGCAATTGTTCAATTAAATACTCATGATTTGATCTTGCAAATTTAATTCGCTCATCAGAATCCAAATAAATAAAATCTGCAAAGAAATATGCATAAACAAAAGATAGTAGGCCAGGTAAAGCTGTATTTTCAATCATTTCAACTGTGTTTGGTTCAGGTGTACAATAAAATGGAATGGTGAGTGCATTGATTTTAGAGGCATATATTCGGTAAGGTACATTATTTATGTAATTGGGGTTATCTAAGACAACAGTTGAACTTTTCGGTTCTTGTAGGGCCAAAAAAGAACTCATGGGATTATTTTGATTCTGGATCTTGATATAATAAAGTTTCTTAGTCAAGTAATCATAATTAATAAACATTCCGTAGATCGTCTGACCATTTACTGTTTGTTGAATATAATCATAGGGCTTAAACGCAACTACATCATCGATCACATAAATTGAATTTGTAGGACCAATACGATAACATTCATTTAGAGGGCGAAACTTAACATTAATCTTTAATTCGGAATTAGTTAATGCAATTAGCGGAAGTGATAATCCTGGATTACGACAAAACCAAAAATATAATGGGATATACAATTTGTACGCATCTTTTCCATTTGAAAAATCGTACATGGATGGAACATTACCTGTCATGCGATCTACAGCACTCCCCTTGTCCATATGTCTACCAGATAATTCCTCCCATAAATACATCCACTCTCCATATTGTCTGTCAATAATTTTTGCATTAATTTCAAAAGTAATTTCCTTAATTAAGGCAAACCCAAGATAACGCACCCATGCGAACTTTTTTATAGGATCTGGTGTACCATCTGGCAAATAAAATTTTGGTACTGATGGCATCTCAACCAACAAATACATCCGATTTATTAAATCTCCCTGACGCGCAACATTACATGTGACCTCAGATCCAAAATTCGCAGGAGTACTCGTATTAAAATACTGTGGTAAGGAATCTATACTGAAATTAGTATGACGTCTATAAACTATTTTAAAAAAAGTAACCTGGGGGTCTCCAGTTAAATATATATCTTGGACACCAATAGCAACAAGTTGAATTAATCCAGCTGTCATTTATATATTATTAGAATAATTAAATCTTCTCATTATATGAACTATTTTTATGAGAATAATTCAATGAACATAAGTAAATTTTTTACCTATGTTCATCAATCAATCAAATATTTTGTTTCAAACAATGCAAAATCGATTGTTCGAGTTCGTTGGGATTATCATAATTAAATAAATTTCTCAAAATCAATTGTTTTGCGTCATACACTGATCTTAAGTCATCAATCATTAATATTTCCGCCTTGCGTTTTGCCACTGCTGTTTTATATAATTGCTCAACATATGCTCTCTTTTTTGAGTTCAGCTCAGTTATCTTCTTCTTTGATTCAAGATTTTTTTCACGAATGCTTTTAATTTTATCTCTGAGCTCCTTAGAAAAATACATCAAATTAATCATTCCATCTGTGTCACCCTCCAGTGCCAACAAATGTGGATCAACCTCAATATTAATAATCAGATCCTTAATTGTGAATTTATTAAGTGTAGACAAATCAGATCTCATATTCTTTTTTTCCTTCTTCGGAGTTTGTTGTGTGAATTCTGTTTGTTGTTTCTCAAGTTTCTCTTCCTTTGATGAATTACCATTCTTTGCATTTTTGTTCTTCTTTGAGTTAGAGTTCGATTTTACTTTTGACTCAGTCTTTACTTTTGATTTTAATTTTAATTTCAATTTCAATTCCCCCGCTTCTTTTTTTGTATTATTTGTGCTTTGACTATCATCTGATTTTGTTTCGGAGACAAATCCAGATTTTGTTCTATTAAGATAATCAAAGAATGTGCGCAATCCGCGATCCAATGAAATTGATTTTAAAAGTTTTTCATAATATTTTCTCCTTGGTTCGCTGTCCTTCGACAATTCTTTTGCTTCAATTACCCCTTTAATTTCACTAAGGCTCACCACACCCATTTTCATATCAATGACCATTCTCAGTCCAAGTCCATTAAATAAATAACTGAATATGTTAGATGTTAATAATTCGTATAACTCAAATGGGGATCTCATTACAAGAGCCAGTGAAAGATCATCAGTTTTATAAGTCTTATTTGAATCATCCTTGGTTGAATCATCCAACACTAATTTTTCGATTAGACTCAAACGAAGAGAACGAATGATATTTTTTTTAAGAGAATCTGAGATCGAAATAAATTTTGAATCAAGAGATACTGAATTAGATAATAAACTCAGAGCTCCAGTGAAATCCTGTGATTTAAATCTGGTCCACAATTGATGAACCTGAGGATCCAATAATTCAGATTCCTTTTTAATTAGTTGTTCGATTTGATTCTTAATTTCCATATTATTAAGATCAAATAATTCTTTCATATGTTTTTCTCCAATTGGTAAATCAAATTTGTGATCCAAATCATTGTGTGCGAGATAATGAAGAACGATCGACTCCATGGTTGCTTTTTTCATATTCAGATTAGTTTGATTGGGATTCATAACAAAATCAGACGATGATTCAAATGTTAAAAATTTAGATGCAGACCAGCTAATATATAAATCAATTCCGAGCCTTTGGAAAAACTCATAGATTGTTTCCATTTGCTTTACCTGAAGGAAGAGATTAGAGAATTTATTCAAGATGTACTCAAGCACATAATAATAATGAGAAAATTTCTCTCCACATTTAATAAAAGTTGTTGGAAGCTTGCAACCGTACATAAAATATAATTTGCTCAGTTCAACTTTTGGATTAAATGTTGTGTCCTGAGATCCGGCTTGTCTAATTGTACGTTTGTAATACACTCCATTAATATTGGTGAAATTATCCTCAATGAATTTTCCCTGATGTGAATAATCAGCTTTATCCACAAGAAGTTCCAGCGTGCGCTCCGCAACCAATGACCATAAATTTGAAGCGTAATCCGAACCACGTACATTTAATAGTTTTAACAAAAAAGAATGAACAAACCAATCATCATGATACAACTCAAGTATCTTTTCAATTGTACTTCTGCAATCAATATTTTTTTTTTGAGCTGAATCATAAAATACTCTAAACACACTTTTGAAATCACTGTTGATAGTTTTATGAACTATTTTGTGCAATTCCAAGAACATTAAAATAACTTCATCCGAATCGTAATTTGAGTGATAGATAAGTGATTTTAATCCATAGTATGCATCTTGTTTTTTTCCCGTTTCAATTAGGATTTTAATTCCGGAAAGATTTGCTTTCATTCTTTTCTTTAGTATTAAGTGTTTACAGTTAATTTATTTAAATATATCTCATATATTATTTATTTTTTCAATTTTTTCTCAATTTTTTCTCAATTATTCTCAGTTTAATTGTAAGCTTTTGGTGTATCCCACTGAGCCCCACATTGTCCCCCCATCACATTCAGAATATTTGAGTTGAAAACATGATGCATCAAGTATGCTGGATTGTTATTTGTTATCTCAGGTCTGAAATCATATTCCACTGTGAAATTATTTACTCGCGTTAGATTTGCTGCACCATTGGGTTGTGATACGAATGCATTCATTGCCCACGAATAAAAATTAATTCCGGTTGCGGGTGATCTTAATGCACATTGATAGGGTTGCACACAATTCCAATATTTCCAATCAGCACGTTCAAAAAATCTATTCTGACCATTAAATATAATTAGTCCTCTGAGCATAGGATTAATCTCATCTTTCTTCACCATGAGTGGAGCATAATCTATCAATTGAATAATCTCCTTATCCAAAATAATATTAAGTTGTATGTTAAGTTTTTTCGCGATAATGTTAGTGACAAATATTGGTATGGGGTATGTATAATCAAGAGCCAACCCCTGAGGTGAAACAATAGGAACAGTTTGATAAATTATATTTTTCCATTCGAAATAAATAATTCTGCGCAGATTATAATTATTGAGAACTTCAATTGAGGTAAAATCAAGTGTGTAAAGCATACTCAACAACGCATTCATAATCAAGGAAGAAGGATTTGTACTGACGCTATATATATCATAAAATGATTGTATCATATTAATTACCTCATAATCAAGGGTTTCAATACTGTAGAATTCTGCAATCAGATTAATAATATAATTAATTTGCAACTCATTATAATATTTATAAACAGTGAAAACTTGCCCTTGGATAGCTAAAATATTTGTTTCATTGGCCAGAATTTCAGGTTGCAACATCTTAATCATAATTTTAGAGAACTGTGCCTGATCAATTGAAAATGAATTTGGATCGAATCCTGGAACAACTGAATTTGCAGCATTAAGAATTGTCGCGTTAGATGGGGGGGGAAATCTTAAATTTAAATAAATATTGTTCACCATACTCGTCATCAAATCATAATCCTCGAGGTTAAAATAAGGATTGAGATCAATCATATTTTCCTTTAGTCTGATCGTATTGTTGAGAGTGGTAAAATTTGTAATATGAGGATATTCTGTTTTTAGTCGCTCAAGAGTAAACAAAAAATAGTCATGATTATCATAAATCCACCCTTCAATCGGATCGGACGGTCTGACCGCGGGTTGCGTGGAATATGCAGCGATAAGTGCATCAATACATGTAATAAAACCATAGGTTGGGTCATTTGGATCGGAAAGTCGTGCACTTAATGTCTTAACATAAGCTAATTTAGTGTTTACAATCTTTGATAAATCATAATACGAATTCAATCCATAATTATCCCACTGTTTTTCTCCCCAGAAATAATCTCGTTGTGTATTTCGAAGGGATATATCAATATGTCGTACAACCTGTGTGGTCATTGTGATAAATTCCGATGGATGGAGAAATTTTAATTGTTTTCGATATCTTTTCGCATGTATTAATTGTGTGTTAGTCAGATCTTGTGAATTATTTACTGTGGGATTGACCTGAACCAAATTTAATACACGCTGGCCTAATTTATTTGTTGTATATACATTTCGGTATGCCACATAAGGAATTTTCAAAAAATATTTCAAATTAACGTCATTTGCTGTGACATAATCACCATTTGCCATATCATTTGTAATTACGGTTTGTATCCTTCCCGCTTCATCCACTTCTTTCGCATACACTTGAGAAACACTCACTTTGTATACAGGATTTACTACTGTATCATTAATTGTGGTGGGTAAATCGTACTGTGTTTGTTCAAATAAATATTGTAAGCGTCGTGAAACAAAAGCGTCTCTTTCTTCTTTTTCTAAATAAACATATTCTCCAATAATATACGCATTTAATCTCGTGTTTAGATTACCAAAAGAATCACCGCTAACTGTTGTTCCTCCGGTCCTTGCAATCAATCCAGGGTTAAGAAAAACCGCATCATATTCGCAATAAGCAATATCGGATAAAGGTGCGAACGCAATTTCAAGTTCCATATTTGTTTCCATAAGATTTATAAGCGGAAGCGCCATTCCTGGGTTTCTGCAAAAGAAAAAGATAAGAGGGATGAATAAGGTTACGCCTCCCTTCACATTATAGTCGAATGTGATTTGATCCAATGTATTCCCAATCATTTTATTGTACCCCAATTCTTTTTCTGATTGTTCCGTTAATTCGTGGAATATATCCATCCAAGCACCTGTGTGTGTGTCCAATGCTTGATCACCCGCGCGCAAAATAATTGATTTGATCAAATATAATCCAACTTTTCTAATATACGCGCATCTTGCTTGAAAATTCCGGTACATGATATTGGAAATATTTTCATTTACCACCCCAAGTTCTTTTGTCCAACCACTTAATACGATAATTGATTCGTTTATTTTTTCTTTAAGAAATACAATAATCGCGCTTCGTTCTTGGTTATTAATCAAATAATATGTATAATCAGTCATCGGTACATAAATCGGTTGACCTGGTAATACATCCCAGTCTTCTATCTTGTTAGGGGATGTTATGGAGCCTGCATCTGTATAAGACCCATGGACTGCCCCTCTTCTCATCTTACTCGAGATATCCGCAACTAATTTCGTGTAGTAGTACAAATTACGCGCCGCATCCTGTACAAGTGTACGCGCCGCCTCCTCTTGTTCATTTATATAAAGCGCATTATCATTTGCCAAACCTTGGAAGTATGCGGTAATTTCTGATTGTGTTGTTAAATGTATCTCATTTATTGACAATACCCAACGTAATTCCCCTGATAATTCTTGCACATATTGATTAGCAGATTGATCACATAACAACATTGTGTAATCCCAGATTAGGTCAGAAAAATATTGTTGAACATTAAATAGATAAGTAAAGCTCTGATATTGAGTATTGATATATTGAGTATCATTAATAAACATTTTTTGATTAAAGAGCGTCAGAGGGTTTGCGATAGTGCTTGAATTAATAAGTGCACCTCCTGCAACCGCCAAACTATTTGTTACACAATAGTCAAGAAAAACAAATATCCAAGGATAAAATTCATTGGAAATCAACTCGAGATTTTCATTTAAGGCAGGTAAATAAATCGGATCAAACATTATGTTTACCTGTGTAATGATATATGATTTCCATGTTGTTCCCACACTCACTGTGGAATCCACCAGATCATGAATAATAAAATAATCCAAGTCATTTCTCACACGTATATTAATAAGGATGCCTTGTACAGCACGATTAGATGAATTAAACTGACCAGCTATTACGGTGAAATATACGCGATACGTTACTGGATCTATTCCATAAGGCTCAACAATCCCTACAATCGCAGTAATATCCGATGAAGTGACCACAGGATTTGTTTCAGTAAAAATATTATTTATGAAATAAACTTCAATCTGATACATTATTTGATCACGATCTGATAAATAAGGTTGGTAACTCGAAATCAATTGATAGAAATTACTAAATAAGTCAGATGATGGACTGGTGTTTGCCAATAGATATTGTGTGAGTTGTTGCATTGAATTAAAATTTGCATAAATCAAATCCGCTATATCTTTGGTGGTTATTCTTGGAGCGGTCACAAACATTGGGGTAGTGACAAATTCGGTGAGCGTGGTGAAAATATATTGTGAAAAATCATCCAGAGTGAGATACATTAAATTAATATTAGCTATGATTGTGGGATAATTTTCAGGGAATAAATAAACATAGGTTGAAAGATCTTTAATTGGAGATAAATCTACTGAATTATAATTAATTTCACTCATTAATTCATAAGTTAGATCACTCATATTCGGATACGCATACTGATCATTTGCAAAACCCAGTGAATCAATATTGGTAATACTGTTCTGAAACTTAACATAGTAAAAATATTGTGAAATAAAATTATCACGCATCGCACCAAATAACCCAATGATGTCAGTTGTTGGTGTTAGGTTCATGATATCATTTTGTACTTCCAGTGTGTTGTTCACCAGATTTGAGTAAAGATAGGGTGATGAGATTGGAAGTAAGGGAGGAGTTGGAACGATATAATCACCATTGGTAACACCTGATCCATCTAAGTATGCTGCCCATGCTGGTAATAGACCATCGATGAGACCAGAATTTAATTCACTAAGGGTGGGTGCGGGTCCCGTATTAGTTGCATAGGAACTAATAACAAATATGTAATTACCTAATGCTGGATAATATGTGGCAAAACCACTCATATATTCATTGACAACATTTAGCGCTGTTGTTAAATTAAAAATATCTGGTTTGTTCAATGATTGTGATGGGTTTGTTGGATAATTTTTAATTAGAGCCTGGGTTAAATTGATTGAGGTCAGTATCGCCACTTCATACGATCCTGCTGGTGGATTACTAATAGTGATTGCTGGATTATAAAAAATAATGTGTTTTATTCTGAAATAATCAATTGAAGGAAGTGTAAAATCAGGTAGAATAATTTGAGTATTAACTTGTGATGAATTTGTTTTGTTATAATAAGTTCTCATATACGCATTGTATTGAACATCACCCGCAACAGGTGTTGTGAGATCATGATCATAGAATCTACTATCGATATATGCTGGTGGAGTATATGGGACACCATTAACAAAACGCATGATGTTCATTGTGTTGTAGTAAAGAGGATTGGAATAACCAGTGGATGGATCCAAATTATGACGATACATGACGGACCAGTAATCCTTCAAACGATTTGGACTTGCATTAATCACATTCATATCTGGTAAAAATCCATCATCAGTTAAAACAAAATATTTATTTGTCATCTCAATTAAGCTTTTACTTGTGTAACCAGCGGTTGTTCCCACTTGTTCTGAATCAAATAAATAATTTGCGTATAATTTAGTGAGTTCTCTCATATGAGTAAATTCCATTGTAAAATAAAATTGCATTTGTGAGATATCAGCAACACCCCAAAAGAAGGGAGCAGTATTTGGAATAAAAAATGATTGCGCGATTAAATTCCATTTTACTTGCATGTCTGGATTTATCGTGATATCACTATAGGTATAATCCGCCGGTTGTTCAAATTTAAATGTGTCATAAAAATTTAACAATTGCTGCAATAATCCATTGAAAAAGAGACTTAATTTTCCATTGATTAGTGCCATATCATTGGGAGTGACATCTTGTGTAAGTGGATTTATCGCAGTATTTAGCACAGTGGTGAGAAACTGAACATTCGCATTATCAATGTAATAAAATACCCCTTGGAAAATATCAAGTATTGTGGGAATAATATGGCGATGAAAATAAACACTTAGTACAGCAATTGCCTTTGCATTATGAGGTGCAGCATAATTATTATTTGGGAGGGGTCCTGTCCACGTCGCTTCTTTTGCATTATAAGGCGGAACATTGTAAGTTGGTGCGCCATATGTATCTAAACGATATGGATACTGTGGAACGGTAATTGCATCAGGAGGATTTTCAACTTGTGTCACTAATTGATTAACTTGATATGCGATATCAGTTGCAATCAAAATCATATTTTCAAACAATGCACTAATCAGATCCTCAGCATAAGCGTGTGCGGTGAGCGGATCTTCATAATAATTATCATCATCAGGAGCAATAATTCCAGGAACAGTCATAATTAATTTCAATTGATTTTCTACATTTAGTGAAAAGAGGTCATTAAGAAAAGAAAAAAACATTGTGGAAACACAATAAACATTATTTGGCATGGGAAAATCTGTTGGCGAGTTCTGTTGATATCCATATAACGGTGTTACATACTGACCAAAATAAGGAAAGTTACCATATTGCACGGTACCATTCACAATTAAATAAGCAACGCGGTTGAAAAAATATGATCCTGGATTTACTTCCACTTGATTAAAGTAATTCAGAATCTGATTAAAATTATTTTCAATAGTGTTATAACTGTAATTCATTTGTGTGGTGGTCAGTGATAGGTAATTATTGATGATCGTATCGCTGTAATAAATATTGTTTGAATCTAATTCCGTCAATGTTTCGATATTATTTATTTTAAATTGGTTATCCATACGATAATTTGGATCAAGGAACATTTGCCAACCTTGTGGACTCATGGCGTCCGATGAGGTTTGTCCTACTACCACCGCACCATTTGCCAAATACACCGAAAGAAAATCAGTATTGGAACTACCTTTAAGAAGTGCCTGGCATCCGATCAAGGGTATTGAACAAGATAGGGATTGTACTACTTTAATAACAGTATTGTATGAATTCAATAAATAGTAATATGAGAGGGAATAATTATAATAAAGTGCCTGGAGATCTGTTATATTGCCAGGATTATTGTTAAATTTAGCCGCATACTGTTGCATTAAATAATATGAATCTAAACTCAAGGGATCAGGATTTTCCACCTTAATTTGATCACTGATCAAGGAATTGAATCGATCATTTAATGTTAATAGAGTGGGGAGATTTTTATAAACATTGCCAAAATACAATTCTAATCCTGTATTAAGTGCTTCGATCATACTGTCCAGACTAACCACAACACCTGATGAAGTAGTTGCGAATTGTTTGAATGCAATAAAATACAAAAATAATATTTCACGCGATGGGACTAAATTATAAAATACTTCAATGTAAAGCATCATATTAGCAAGATTTTGATTATTTAACAAGGGGTTATCATCAACCAAATATGATGCACGATCCTCGTGGAGTGGATTTTGGATATCGTAATAATACTCGAGGAAATTGCTAATGAGAAAATATTTTTCCTTCAATGGTTGTGTAACCCAGAGTTGAGATAGCTCGTACTTAAAATCATGAAAATTATAAATCTGCTGTGTTTCATTCTCAAGTGTTGTTTGATCATAGGAATAAATTGGTGTGGGATAAGTGGGAGGAAGCGGGATAGATTTATTTTTTGATTTATCCATTTTCCCCCTATTTTTTTGTGTTTTAACCTTCCCAGCCTGCTCAATTTCCTCTTGAATAATCACAGGTGTAGTTTCTGTGATGGGAACAGGTAATTCGTTCGGGTAAAGTAGCGATTCCATTTCATCAAATACAACTAAACGTGTATCGATTTCTTCCAAATAACAGTTTATTTTACTTTGTGTTAATTGAATAATATAATTTACTTCCGTACTTTGTGTGATATCAATGGATCGTGACAACTGATTGTAAAAAACTTGATCGGATAAAATAGAATTCTTAATAAGAATTGCAATATCTTCTGATCTAAGGTTCTGAAACTGTGCTTCAAATGCTGGGAGATCCACCGCAAGAGTCAGTCGATGAAGGAGATCACCAAGTTTTAATAATTTGCATTTCGCTTTTTGCCCTAGTTCCACTGGAGTACTAAAATATAAATTAATTGGTTCAGTAGAAAATTGTGTGTTTCTACGATAAATTTTCTTAAAATGTGTTATCTGAGGTTCGTTAAGTAAAAAATAATCTTGATGACCATTATTTGAAACCAATTGAAGAATACCGCCGGTCATTTTATATAATTTGACGTTAAATAAATAATTATTCATAAATCTTATATTGTGCAAAAATTAGTATTAAATTTCGTGAGCTGATGATAAAATATGATTTATTATTCGATAAAACATATTTTATGAGACTTAATTTGAGGTCAGATGATAATAAATATTTTTGTTTTTAATAAATATCTCCACAATCGTCTGCACCGAACCCATCACAATCACAATCACAATCATTACCACAATCATTACCACAATCATAATTACAATCATAATTAAAATCACAATCACAACCGTCATTGGAGTAAGCCTGAGTGTCAGGTGTAAAATCAGAAAACAAGCAAAAAAATATGAAGTTATCATTATGGACTGTACCATTCGCATCATTCGTATTATTTGAATTAGCAAGTTTTGTGCAACAACAAGTAAAAAGATACCTCCCTCCTTTTGTAAAATAAGGTAAGAAGAGATGAAGATAGGCCAGGACATAAATAACAATCACACAAGTGAAATCTTTGTAGATGAGTGTGTGGAAACATTCGCCAGTAAAGAAAATTAATGAAGCCATTATAATCCATGAAATCCAAAATAACGTATTAAGTAGAGTAAAAAAAGTGGCCCAATACATTCCAGTACGTGTGCTACATATACTAGATAACCTACTGACCAGACAAGTTAAATAAAAAAGAGATGAAGTAAGCGAAACGATGCCGAAAGCAAGGATAACTTGCGGAATATCAAATTTGTTATTACATTGAATTAATCTTGAAAAATAAATTGAGTATGCGCCAAATGGAATGAATATAATAATAGTAAATAAGATTAAAAATAAATCCTTGCACTTGAATTTGCACAAGGTTTTTCTTTTGATTTGGGGATCAACAACTTCCATTGCAAATTTTATGTTATTTTATGTTATTTTGGGGGATGATTTAATTAAAATAAATAAAAAATCAATTTTTTCATTTTACGCACTAATTTGATATGCTAATCCAGCGAAACCATTAAAGAATCTCAAAATATTATAATTGATGGTGTAAACCCCAACATAAACACCAGTTGGAATCGTGGGATCTGTATTTGATTCCGCGAGTTGAATGAGTGCGTTACTTAGCTTAAGATGAAGACCCTGGCTTGCAATTCTGCTCATATTACATGCGGACGATGGTTGATGTTTTTCTGGTATTAATGCAAATGAGTAAACATGAATACCTTCAGCGGGTGTTCTTGTATGACATTGCCAGGGTTGGACATAATTATAATAATTTTGATCAAGATTAAGTGTTCGAGCAAAACCGTTGATGAGGAGGTAGGAAGATTCGGTGGTGGCTCCTGATCCATTGGGTTTAGTACCAAAATTAGACCATCTACAAGGATTTTTCCCTGTGACATTATATCGATATTGATTTGGCTGACAAAACCAAATTAATTCCTTACAGGGATTCGCAAAATATAACTGTAGTGTGTCTTCCTGTGGAATATTAATTTGTTGTGTTCCATTGAATGTGTAGGTTGAACTCATTTGAAATTCATTATATTGTATTTGTTCGATTAGATATTCATGTGTTGCTTGAGCAAATCTTACGCGCTCAAAGTGATCTAAATAAATGTAATCTAAGTAGAGTGTTGCTGAATTAAGATGAATATTGTACATGTTTTGTATATTATCCATCGAAGGAAGATTCACCGTATTTTCAACATAAGCACATTGCGCAAATTCTTTGATTTGTAAATTGATTAATAAATCATGATACCTCATTGAAATTAAGGGAAGTGCCAGTCCATTATGTCTACAAAACCAAAATTGCAAAGGTACATATAATTTCATCGAGGGTTTGGTCAATGTGTCAAATGTATACATTTCCGGAACATTTCCGATCATGATATCGTAATTACGCGTTTGATCTGGCAATAAAGACAATTCATTAAAAAGAATTAACCAATCACCCGTTTGTTTGTCAATTTGTCCTCCTCCAATCTTTACCTCGATATTATCAACTAATACATGTCCTAATTGTTTTACCCAAGCAAATAAAAAATTTTCACTGTAGGTACCATTAACAAATTTTGCGAGCGTATTATCCTTTTCAATTTTATCAGCGTAAATAATATTATAAAATTCCTGAAGTTCAGGGTACAGTCTATTATTTATTAAGTTCAGCACCGCTTTCTTTTGTAATATATCGATTTGTTGTGTGGTCAGACCCTGACCAGCAACTATATCATTTACATCAGATATCACCATATTGAACATAATTTGAATATCAATCCGATTAACCTGATAAATAAAATCATTTTGGAACTGTGACAAGGTTTGTATCGCAAGAAAATTAGGTGAATTTATAAATGCCAATAATTTATCACGCGCAGCTACTAAATTTCCAATAAATGATGGTGTGTTCATTGTTAGAATAATTGAGTTCATTGTAATATTAGTAATATTTACCATTGTGTTCAACTGTGTTGTTACATAAGTATCAACTTGAATGTAAGACTGCACGATGTTAAAAAATTCTACGATTAAGTTAACATCATTTTGTGCCTGAGCTTGCGTTTCGAGATACAATGATGAATCTTTTTGTAAAGTAACAGCTGGAATGTCAAATTCAAGATAAGCCTTATGAATAAGATCAGCATTTTTTTCAACATCACATGTTAACCTCGATCCGAAATCCTGAATGTCACCTGTAAAGGTTTGTGCGATGGATTCAATCGCAAAATTTGTATAACGTCTATAAACAGTTTTAAAAAATGTTATTTGTGGTTCACCTGTAAGAAAAAGATCTTGAGTACCATATACTGCAATTTGAATAAGACCACCTGGCATTATATATTAACAATAGGAAAAATCTTAGGGGATGACAACGCACGAAAATAAATTATTATTTTATTATTTGATTAAACTTATTTAAAAAATATTTTTAATAATTTAATTAGATTAATAAATTTAACATGTCCAGTTTCAGAAATATTCAAAATGTGTGGGAATCAGCACTCAAATCTCAAAATTTTAATGAGGGTATTTCTCATATTAGATCAAGAGATAATACGAATCTGAGAAACACAAACACTAATCCAACCTCAAGCACAAGCACTAATCCAACCACAAACACAAGCACTAATCCAAACACAAACACAAGCACTAATCCAAACACAAACACAAACACAAAACGCGTCTCATCTTGCGGAGAAGAAAAGAAATATTCAGGTGTTCCGATGAGAAGACAAACAGGTCGCAAATCAAAATTTTGTCTTCATAGTATGAGGAGATCATTGAGAAACAGCGAAAACAAAAAAGTTTTCAATTGTGCAAATTTTGAAAATACAAAATTAATGCGCCCAATTGATTATACAACTGAAGCACCAATTCAATCCAATACCAGATGTCCAAGTGATGGTAATATCAGATATTCCATTGATATGAATACCAGATGTCCAATTGATTTCGACAGCAAATATCCATTAGACACTAATCCAACATATCCAATTAATGCTAATATCAGATGTCCCATTGATGTCAACAACAGATGTCCCATTGATGTCAACAACAGATGTCCCATTGATGTCAACAACAGATGTCCCATTGATGTCAACAACAGATGTCCCATTGAGGCCAATATCAGATGTCCCATTGATGTCAACAACAGATGTCCCATTGATGCCAATATCAGATATCCTATTGATGTCAACAACAGATGTCCCATTGATGTCAACAACAGATGTCCCATTGATGTCAACAACAGATGTCCAATTGATGCCAATATCAGATGTCCCATTGATGTCAACAACAGATGTCCAATTGATGCCAACATCAGATATCCTATTAATGCCAACAACAGATGTCCCGTTAATGCCAATATCGGATATTATATTCCAAAAGATTGCGCATACAATGAATATATTTTTAGGATTGGAAAAAGAGCCTTTCATGTTTTCCCTTCATTTATGGCAAGCGCCACATGCTATGAACCTCAATCTATTTTTACTACAATTTATAAGAACAGATTTGATTATGGTTGTCCTGATGTTTTGAGTAAAAGTTTATTGATGCGATTTCGTGTGAAAAAGAATAATACTCTTGCAATTTATTTGAATGAATCGTATGTTACACTGAACAATGTGGAATTTGTTTTCAAATATTTGAACAATCCAACAATGAAGTTCGATAATTTCTCACTGTATGACTTATGTGGATTCAAATCAATTGCTCTTTTATTTAATATGAGTTATTTGGAAAAACAATTGTTGAATGAATTAGAAGCGAGAAGGGGATCAGAATCAGGATCAGAATCAGAATCAGAATCAGAATCAGAATCAGAATCAGGATCAGAATCAACATCAGCGTCAGAACTGATCTCATATTCATGTCCTGGAGTTCCATCAATGAAATACTTCTTAGGATCTCATACGATGAAACCAAAATTACATACATCATTGGAAGAGGAAATTAGTTTTGAAAGAAAACAGCGCCTGATGACTTTGTTGCACTTGGGATTATCTTTTTTAAAAATGTATTTGACTAAAAACTTTGATGCGAAGACTTATGATGTGTATTACAATATCCTGAATAAATTCATTGAAGGGACATATGATAATTATATTATTCAAATTATTGATACATATTATCCAAAGCTTTGGGATTTATTTGACGTGATTCACAACACTAACTCAAATTCACCACTTGGAAATTTGATTAACGCAATCAATGTCAGTCTAGTGGAAAAATCATTGAAGACGGTTTCTGAGCATCTCAACTTGGGTAGTTTGAATAACTCGAACAATATTTCTTCCTCAAACAATACAAAAGAAAAATACGAGCAGACTTTTTCTCCTGAACTCACTAATCAATCTTCAGTATTCACAAAGGAACTGATTAGTAGCTCAATGCAAACACTTGAGTCATTATTAAAGAACTTCGAAATTAATTCTGATTTATTAGATGATAATACTAATGAAAAGGTAACGAACACAAAGTCATCAATTGATAAAATAAAAGATACCTTACATCAAACATTAGGTAAAAACTCTGAATTTCCTTTGTCAATTTTTGATTCCAATAGAAAAGTTTCCAATGAAAATCAGAGTGCGAAGCGATTAGATATTGGATCAGTGCTCAATCAAATTTTATCTTCTGGTGTTTTTCAAGAGAAAAATCCATCATTTGGGCCAGCTGACACTCAAATCAATGAATCAAATGAAAAAAAATCAAACAAGGAATCAACCGAAGCATTAAATGAAGATGGATCTTGTGAAAATAAGTTGAATGAATCAAGTGAAATAGTTCCAAATGAAATTACATTTAATGATTTAGCTGATGAATCTCTTTTAAATGAGGATTGCGTGGAGGATTTGGATTAATTGGTTTAATTTCTTTAATTGCATTGTGCAAAAATAATTAGGTTCTTAATTTTAAGATCATAATTATTTTATCTAAACTAGAATTTTGTCTCAAGACTCATCATCTCACAAAAAATATTTGCACCATCAATAATTTCATTTGATTGAGTTGCTGGAGATCTGGATTGAGGATTTGTTTGTGCATTATGATGACCAATGTGTCCAATTAATTCTTTCATTGAGACTGTATATTCCCTGATTTTTTCAAACTGTGTGGGATAATTTTTTTTAATGGCGTCAATCATCAGGTGCTTTTCTTTTTTTGCCATATTGAATTCTTTGCGATTGTCGTTCTTGAGAGAATCCTTCAGTTTGAGATAATCATTTTTTGCACTAGTCAAAATCATATTGAGACGATTAATTAAATCATTCGAATCATCAACCATCTCATAAATTTGAGAATGACTCATGTTGTCCGTATGAAGCGGAGTTTCTTCCATAAAATGGAAATCTTGATATTTATCATTAATCTGAGATTGAGATAGAATAATGAAAGAACCATGAGCATCATCAGGTGATTTTTCATTTAATTCTTCATTTTGTGTATTATTTGGTTCTTCATCTGACTCTTCTTTTGGCGCATCATCTGGTAAATCATTTGATTCTTCATTTGATTCTTCATTTGGCACATCATTTGATTCTTCATTTGGCACATCATTTGATTCTCCATTTGATTCTTCATTTGGTACATCATTTGATTCTCCATTTGATTCTTCATTTGGTACATCATCTGGTTCTTCATTTGATTCTTCATTTGATTCTTCATTTGGCACATCATTTGATTCTTCATTTGGTGCATCATTTGATTCTTCATTTGGCACATCATTTGATTCTTCATTTGGCACTCCATTTGATTCTCCATTTGATTCTTCATCTGGTACTTCATTTGATTCTTCATTTGGCACATCATTTAATTCTTCATTTGGCACTCCATTTGATTCTCCATTTGATTCTTCATTTGGTACATCATCTGGTACTTCATTTGATTCTTCATTTGGCACATCATTTGATTCTTCATTTGGCACATCATTTGATTCTTCATTTGGTACATCATTTGGTACTTCATTTGGTACATCATTTGATTCTTCATTTGGTACATCATTTGGTACATCATTTGGTACTTCATTTGATTCTTCATTTGGTACATCATTTGGTACTTCATTTGATTCTTCTTCATTTTGCGCATCATTTAATTCTTCTTCATTTTGCGCATCATTTGATTCTTCTTCATTTGGTGCATTATTTGATTCTTCACAGATCCACACCATTTCACTAGAAATAGTTTGTGTTAGCACACTAGCTGATTTCCTCCGATACAAAGTTTGGAAGATATCTTTTGAGTCATATTTTTTGTAAATATTTTTATAGATAAAAGCGAGTGCGCCTACAGTTACTAAACAAATAGCGACTTTTACTGATCTAATAATAAAACTCATGGTACTATGTTTAAAATATGAATAATGTCATCATAAATACAATTAAAAATTCAATTTTTATCAAAAAAATTGAATTTGATAAAAGCATGTGGCGAAACATTATTATTATCTAAGGTACAATCACAAAAAAATGAACCTTGATGGAAATTCGTGTGAAGAATTCGCGGAAATTACAAATTGTGTTTACTATCCTTTAATAAATGACGATGAAACTAAAATGAGTTCATATGATCTTGAATATTTTTACAAACTCAGCGAAAATCAAACATTTGATTTTACAGAATATCCTTATCCTGACTTATTAATTTTATTTTTAAGAGTATCTCCTCCAATTATCAATATTAAAAATTATCATCACGTGTTTCGTTTGGCCAATACAGAAGAAGCGGTGAAAATAATTAATCTATTGGAGAAAAATAAGTTATCTTGGTCATTTGATAATTATTTTCATTATGTTACATCACATGAAGTATCAGGTAGCGAATTTATTGTTGATCGAACTGATTCATATAAAATTTTCTCATCGATTGATTTGTCAAAAGAAGAAATTTATCATAAAATCATTGATTGCAAAAATCACAGCCTATGGTTTGTTCATCAATTGTTGGATTTTATTCCCTATAATGAATACTTACCATATTGTGTGAGATTCAGATGTCATGATCGAATTGTAATATCTCAAATAAATAACTATGAAAAAATGTTAGAAGCGCGAATAATCTTAACAGAATTATTTAAGCTACAAATCATTTATGACGTAGATATCGAATTGTTTGATCTAGTTTGGCAAAAAGTTCTCGAATTAAATAATCTTCCGCTTAGTCAGTTAACGACATTCGCATTAGATAATAATATACCAGATGAAACTTCGCATGCAATTTCGATGCAAAAACTTTATCTGGACGAACAATTTTATTTATTAAATTATCCACAGTTAGCATTTTTTAATATTTATTATCCACCTGCTTTTCTCAGATTAAATTATGAAGAAATATTTGAAATTTTATTGAAAAGTACCTCAATTAAAATAATTAAAGCAATTCTTCCACTAATTCCTAAACAAAAATGGATCAAGATACTAAGACAGCGTGAAACATTAGAGAATCGTTTATTTTGCTCACCCAATATACACAAATTGAATTTGGTATTAATCAATACTTTGAGTCTTGTGTATAGTTTAAAGATTAATTATAATTGGTTGGAGAAAAATATTCAGGAGACGCCTAAAAAAATACAATGTGTTTATTGTATTCGGAACAATAAAAATGGAAACAGCTGTACTCACATAAAATCTTGTTTAAATCATAAATTAATTGAAAAAGATCAATTGTTAGTTAAATGTAAATCTATATTCAAACAACATTATTATTCTTTAGTTGAGATAGGAGAGTGGTTAGTAAAAAATCCATGTGTGATATGTGGCAGAGACCTTGAATCTGAGTTTTATTTTAGATAAATCCGGATGGAATCAAATAAAAATATTAAAATATTTTCATTTGATTAGAGCAATATATGTGATAAAAAATATATTATACCGAGACCATTTAAAAGAAAATAATTTAGCGTGGACCTTCGACGAAAAAATAGTGCTCAATAAATATTTTACACATACTGAATCTTCTTCGAATGAGAATAATTTAGCGTTGACATTTGATGAATAATCAATAAATATTTTACACACACTGAATCTTCTTCGAACGAGAATAATTTAATATTGACCTTTGATAAATAATCAGTGTTCAATAAATATTTTACACATACTGAATCTTCTTCGAATGAGAATAATTTAGTGTGGACCTTCAATGAACAATCAGTACACAACAAATATTTTATACAGACTGAATCTTCTTTTAAAGAAAATAATTTAGCGTGGACCTTCGATGAACAATCAGTACACAACAAATATTTTATACAGACTGAATCTTCTTTTAAAGAAAATAATTTAGCGTGGACCTTCGATGAATAATCAGTACACAACAAATATTTTATACAGACTGAATCTTCTTTTAAAGAAAATAATTTAGCGTGGACCTTCGATGAATAATCAGTGCTCAATAAATATTTTACACACACTGAATCTTCACCAAATGAAAATAATTTAGCAGAGACCTTTGATGAATAATCAGTGCTCAATAAATATTTTACACACACTGAATCTTCACCAAATGAAAATAATTTAGCAGAGACCTTCGAAGAAAAAACAGTGCTCAATAAATATTTTACACATACTGAATCTTCTTCAAATGAGAATAATTTAATGTGGACCTTCGATGAATAATCAGTACACAATAAATATTTAATACACACTGAATCTTCCTCGAATGAAAATAATTTAGCGGAGACCTTCGATGAATAATCAGTGCTCAACAAATATTTTACACACATTGAATCTTCTTCGAATGAGAATAATTTAGCGTGGACCTTCGATGAACAATCAGTACACAACAAATATTTTACACACATTGAATCTTCTTTTAAGGAAAATAATTTAGCATGGACCTTCGATGAATAATCAGTACACAAAAAATATTTTACACATACTGAATCTTCTTTGAACGAGAATAATTTAGCATGGACCTTCGATGAATAATCAGTACACAATAAATATTTAATACACATACTGAATCTTCCTCGAATGAAAATAATTTAGCGTGGACCTTCGATGAATAATCAGTACACAACAAATATTTAATACACATACTGAATCTTCCTCGAATGAAAATAATTTAGCGTGGACCTTCGATGAATAATCAGTACACAATAAATATTTAATACACATACTGAATCTTCCTCGAATGAAAATAATTTAGCGTGGACCTTCGATGAATAATCAGTACACAACAAATATTTTACACACACTGAATCTTCTTCAAATGAGAATAATTTAGCGTGGACATTAGATGAATAATCAGTACACAATAAATATTTAATACACATACTGAATCTTCCTCGAATGAAAATAATTTAGCGTGGACCTTCGATGAATAATCAGTACACAACAAATATTTTACACATACTGAATCTTCTTCGAATGAGAATAATTTAATGTGGACCTTTGATAAATAATCAGTGATCAATAAATATTTTACACATACTGAATCTTCCTCGAATGAGAATAATTTAGCGTAGACCTTCGATGAATAATCAGTACACAACAAATATTTTACACATACTGAATCTTCTTCGAATGAGAATAATTTAATGTGGACCTTCGATGAATAATCAGTACACAACAAATATTTTACACATACTGAATCTTCTTCGAATGAGAATAATTTAATGTGGACCTTCGAAGAAAAAAACAGTGCTCAATAAATATTTTACACATACTGAATCTTCTTCGAATGAGAATAATTTAATGTGGACCTTCGAAGAAAAAAACAGTGCTCAATAAATATTTTACACATACTGAATCTTCTTCAAACGCGAATAATTTAGCGGAAACCTTCGATGAATAATTAGTACATAACAAATATTTTACACAAACTGAATTTTCCTCGAATGAAAATAATTTAGCGGAGACCTTCGATGAATAATCAGTGTTCACTAAATATTTTACACAAACTGAATCTTCCTCGAATGAAAATAATTTAGCGGAGACCTTCGATGAATAATCAGTGCCCAATAAATATTTTACACAAACTGAATCTTCCTCGAATGAAAATAATTTAGTGAAGACCTTCGATGAATAATCAGTGTTCACTAAATATTTTACACGAACTAAATCTTCCTCGAATGAAAATAATTTAACTGAGACCTTCGATGAATAATCAGTGTTCACTAAATATTTTACACAAACTGAATCTTCCTCGAATGAAAATAATTTAGTGAAGACCTTCGATGAATAATCAATACCCAATAAATATTTTACACAAACTGAATCTTCCTCGAATGAAAATAATTTAGTGAAGACCTTCGATGAATAATCAATATTTTACACACATTGAATCTTCTTCAAACGCGAATAATTTAGCGGAAACCTTCGATGAATAATTAGTACATAACAAATATTTTACACACATTGAATCTTCTTCAAACGCGAATAATTTAGCGGAAACCTTCGATGAATAATTAGTACATAACAAATATTTTACACAAACTGAATCTTCCTCGAATGAAAATAATTTAGCGGAGACCTTCGATGAATAATCAGTGTTCACTAAATATTTTACACGAACTAAATCTTCCTCGAATGAAAATAATTTAACTGAGACCTTCGATGAATAATCAGTACATAACAAATATTTCACACACACTGAATTTTCATCAAATGTAAATAATTTAGCGTGATCCTTTGATGAATAATCAGTACTCAAAAAATATTTTACACACACTGAATCTTCTTCGATTATCAAAATAATTAATTCAATACAATTAATTATTTTAATTAGTCAAATCATTCGAATTTTTCCACATGTTTCTTAACCGCTTCCAAATTATTTTCATTGAGTTCAAATGAAAAAGAAGTATTATGAGGTCTCCATTTAAATTGCGAGAGGAACATATTGTGTTTTTCATAAATTTGGTCGCCTAGTAAATTCCAAATTTTATATTCCGTGTTATTACCTAAATTAATTGATCTGTTGGACGCAATAAAAGTTGTGATAAATTGACCAGCATAATCAAATTGACAATCAGTAGCATGTTTATGTTTAAATGTAGCAAAAGGTATGCATTGTATTGAACCATTGTCTGCAAATTCATCTCCCACATAATATAATTCAAACAATTCATCATTCATTCCCAATAAAAAGTATTTGCCTTCTGGTGACCAAATAATATGTTTCACTTGATGTGTGTTATTATATCTTTCGATAGTGTGAATAACTTTTATTGTTTCTTTTTCTAGAACATATACATTAATCAAAGTTTTTCCAATTGTTTCATTATGTGAATTATATTTAATCACAGACAAAAATGCATTATTATTCTTACTTAAATAGATTCTAGTTTTTGAATAAGGTTCGGGAATGACCCGCATCAAAGGATCTATTTTTAAATGTGATTCTGATGGCACATTTGCATAATTACATTCAATTAATTCAAATAATGGATTTGTGATTTTATATTCACCTATTTTCATCATTTTTTTATCAAATGGATAAGAGACCACAAGTGAATATTTGGAAACTGTATGATTATTGGCATTTAATGTCTTTTCTTCAATTGATGCAATCATTAATTCATTTTTCCATTGAATTTGACATGCTGTCATATTACTCATAACCTTCGTCTTAATCAGTTCACCATTTGGAATGCTAATGATATTGATAAATGGATTGAAATTTTTTCCCTTTTTGCCACACACACAATATGCCAAATGATTCGATAAAGGACTCCAGACGAAACCATCTGTCTCAATTGATGATTTACTCCCTTGCATTTTTTTCAATGGAATCAAATTCATAGTTTCCCCATTCATTTCATAAATCTGAAGAATTTTATCAACATAGTGCGCTAAATAAGATCCATCATGAGACCACTCGAAGCTTGCGGTGTGTGCCCCTTTCATTTGATTGTCTGATTTCATAATTAGATGTTGATTGCTTGGATTCTGAGTTTGTTTTTCTTCCTCATCATCTTTAAATTCTTTCAAGAGAGCACCTGTTTTGATGTCCCAAATTTTTACTCCCTTGATCTTTTTATCTCTCTTATTAATGATTCCCAATAACGAACTTTTTTCTGTGGAATCAGAAAATCTTGTGAGTAAAAACCGTTCACATGGTGAAAATTCCAAATAATCAACACTTGAATGCTCAAATTTCTTGAATTCAATCCATTTTCTTAATCTGATAGTTTGCACACTTTCCATTTTTTGATTCAGTACATATTGTGTTTTTGAACTTATTTCATTCTTTGTTTTATTCGTGATGTCAACATTTTGAATCTGGGATCCAGATGTTCCCATTCCCACTGCAATATCATCCGATTCATCATAGTAATTTTCTGGCTCAATCCAAATTTTGATTCCCCTACTATGGGTTGTATAAAAAAATGTTCCTTTGGGTGACCATCCTATTTGATTTTCAGTCCAATTCTCTTGTTTAACAACCAAATCAAGAGATGCTTGAGATCTTTTTTTATCAGATGAATCATTAGGATTATCCAAAAGAATTTCCGGGGAATGAAACCAATTAATTTCGCTTGTGTTATTTAAATGAACAGCAAATTGATTGTAAAAATTAAAGAATTTATCAGAATTAGCATACTGATCTAAATCAAATGTTTTAAACAAACCCTCGTGTTTTTTACACATATCCTTAATCATAATTTGATTATCAAAAATTGTTTTCAAATTAGCTGTTTCTTGATTTGTATTCATAATTGTTTTTTTCCCTGTCTTTTTCAATGTAAATCTGCCAGCTTTGACAAATGATAAATTATCAATAGTATCCATAATATGATCAAGTCCTCTCTCTGTTTCTTCGTTTGAATCTTCATCTGAATCCTCGTCATCCAATTCTTTATCCTTTAAAAGAATTTTTGATGTGTCAAATTGTTTGACAAGATCAAACAAATAACTGGCGCTAAATTTATGTTTTGAATCCAACTGATAGTTATCAAAAAAATCTTTTAGTTTTGTGTGTTCTTTATTTAAACCAAGGAGTATGTATCCATCATTTCCACCTTCGGCGTTCAAAGGAATACACACTTTGATTGAATCCTTATTTTTAATGAGTTTTGAGTCTACAAGAGAATTTAATATACGATCAAATACCCCACGGAATTTTTCCACACGATCAGGAGCCAAACTAGGAGTACCCCTCAAAAAAATGATTTCATCAAGTGGAAGTCCAAAAAACTGTACAATTTCCTCTTTAGAGATGTTTTCACCCAAAGAATTTTTTAATTCCATTTAATACTTCTTTGATTTTTCACATTTTATATTGAAAAGTTATCAATAATAAATATATATTTCAATTTTTTATCTTGTGGAATACATATAGATAATGGTGGGGGTCTCAAAGAAAAAGAGAAATACAAAAAATCGTATTGATGAACTACTCACTATAATTACGTCAAATAATGATTTATCAAATGAATCCACACTTAATTCGTCATCAAAAGAAACCATAGGCACTTACACATCAAATGAAATTATTATTACTTCAGCATTGAATGAACCCAGATCAAAAGAAATTGAATCAAAGGAACCTATCACAAAGGAAACCTTACACAATTCCACAGAAAAAAATACCTATGATGATTCAAAAAGTGTTTTTCATCAGATAACGTACAATCAATTAAATACACCTGACCAATTTCTGATGAGATTCATTGAAAATATTTTCAGTAATGAAATAAAAATAAATAATTTTCCTTATGAGCATATTGAAGAGGAAATTCAACTCATCTATTCTATTCTTGATAATTCAATCAATCAGTTAATTAATTCGACTGACTTATCTAATTCATCCCTAATCCAAAAATCAATCGAGGACGAACAGACTTACAATATATTTTACAATTTATCAAACGAACTCGCGATTCAAATTAACACACCTTATGAGATCATTTGTGGAAGAATCGCTGAGTCTGTTTTTGGTGGAGTTGCGCGCGCAATTAAATTAGATCATCAGGTGTATGATGCTATATGTTGGAACGCTTTGAGAAAAACAATTTATGAGATGCTGAAGATGAGATTAAATATTCTTGATCCGGATAATATTTTTTCGTTTAGAGAGATTAGAGTAAGTTATCAATAATTCTGAATTACATTGCTTGTTAATAATTACGTCAAAATGATGTGTTTATTAATTTATTTGATGGATTCAAAATAATTTATCCTCATATAATATAAATGTCGTCAAATAATAATTTAGATGAATTGACTTTGCAGATCTCAGAACTGGAAAAGCAAATTAAAAATTTCGAAAGGGAAATCATTAAGAAACACATTCTACTTCTGAAGAATAATAACACATTTAAAGGGCTTGAGAAAAAAAAATATTCAATTTTTAGTTCGCCTGATAAATACATTGATAAATACATTGATAAATACATTAATAATTCTAATGACATTCTTGAATTGATTAAGAATAATAATCCTATTATTGATGTTTTTCGTGATACTGACGCGAGCAAAAGCCTTTATGACCGGATCAAACGATCACTTGAAACTAAAAATAAAGTGGAGATCATGTTGGACATTATTATAAAGGAAAAAGATGCTAAGTCTCTATTGGTTCAATATTATAATATTGTTATTGATTATTGTTCTGAATTATCAGGCAAAACAAGAGAAGAATTTACTTGTACTGTTCCAATCGCAAAATCTCAACCACCAGAACTAGCTCCTGAAAAACCCTCTTCATCACCGGAAAAACCGGTCGTATCTAATCCACAAACCGAAGACAACAAAATTAAGGGTTGTCTTAAACAATTTGTGGACGAATTTATCGAACAGAAAAAAGTGAAAATATTTAAAGTATCAAATGAGCAAATCCATGAGAAAATTCACGATCTTTTGAATGAAGAATGTGATGAATTAAAAAATAAAACAAGATGTGGTCAGTTTTATTCAAACGATGCACCAAATAAAATTATTACAATATGCATTGGCAAGGGATATAAAGTTACACACCAGCTTCAAAATGATGATCAGTCTTTAGTTGTTTATGCTAAAGAGGAGGGTTCTGTAGAAGACAACAATTTAGTAAACTTTAGCACATTTACCGACCCAGATGACATAGATAAATATCTTGAGAATATAAATGGCCTGAATAAGATTGTCAGTGGAGGATCAGCTGCTGATATGGATAAATTAAAAACATTTTGGAACAATAATAAGTCAATCTCAAGAGAAAACTGGGATGAAATTAATAAGGAACTATTAAATAAATGGAACAGCAACACTGATGCAAGCAAACACATTCATTATTTATTTGAGGGGATAAGTGGTAATTGGGGAGAAAGAGCTCGAGAAAATTTGAATGGTCTGAGCAATGAACTCAATCAATTCAAACTAAACATGTTATTTTTTATTTATGGAATAAAAAAACAAATTGATGATATAGGAATGACTGATCTTAAAATACTTGATATACCATTTAATATCATCACAGAGTACATTATTAAGTTTATTAAATCAAGTGAACATTTGACAATTGATTTCGACAATTTAACAAAAAATTGTAAGTCTGACAATCCTAAACTAGATTTCGATGGTATGTCCAAAATTTTTTTCGATGAAATCCAACGTACTAAAAAAATTACACTGGACACAAACAATTTTACAAAGTTAACTTACTTAAATATCATGCGTAGTTTCAATATAAATATCACAAGTGATCCAACATCTCCTATGGGCGATAAAGAAATACTTTATGATAAATTCAATTTATTTTTCCAACAAATTGTTGGAAATAAATTCATTATTGAGTACATCAAAATAAAAGAATTAACAAAAGGGAAATCTTATGAAAATATCGTCGATAAATACTTGGAATCAAATTACAAGGAAAAATTCAAATACGTGACGCAGTCTGACATAAAAGGTGAGGCTATGACTACGCCCTTTTATCAAGGTGCTACAGTAATAAACCTCCCAACAATCGAAGATTTTAGTACTGGTGAGGCACTTAATAAATCTCTTTTTTTCAAAGATAAAGATTTACCAAGAAGACCTTTCGATATAATTGAAAAAATGTGTCAATTAACATTTGATGAAGTAAAATATGAGTTTATTAAATCAGAATCAAATGAAATCAACGCTAAGTTGTCCAATGAGCTTTATAATAAAAATATATGGATAATTGATGAAATAAACAAAAACTAGAAATAATTTGCTGTTTGATTAAATTTAGTTAAACCTAACTAAATTTAATTAAATTCTCAGAAGACCTTTCTCTTCTAATCACTCAAGCAATGAGAGAAACAAGATGAGATCAATATTTTCAGGCTGGGCTTTTGCCTTTAATTTTAACTTATTAACTGCTTCTTTTGTTAATAAATGTGGATTAGCACCATATTTCTCAATCAGATTCAATGCTTGTGAATACATTCCACGATCTATACATACTTCAAGTAAATAAACATTATTCGCATTAATATCAAAGCCAGATGCAACCATTATGTTTAAATCATGATAATTCGAAAGTATATGACTCAATCTATGATCTGAAGTTGGTAGTAGGTTTTTTCGCTCGGAATATGTGAGAAGCAAACCCATAAATTCTATTTTCATATAATAATGCGTGTGATGATTAAATCTTGCTCCATACTGCAATAGATAAGCAAATATCGCATGTTGATTATGAGTGTATGCATAATTTAATCCCTGAATTATAATCCCATGATTCACCAATTTGTGCTCGATAAATAATTTCACATCATCTAATAAACCAACAGAACACATAAAAAAAAAATGCGATGTATATGATTCGGTTAAACCATTATTTTTTATAAAATTATTGTAAGTTGTCATTAGTTTTATAAAATATTTTACTACATTATCATTTTAAATCCTGATCAAACCAGCAGAATTTGATATTCTTTAAGCTTCTGATCAAGAAGCTGTCTAAATTGATAAAAAACCTTCCAGTCAGAATTATTGGATTGAACACAAGGAACGACTTTTCCTATTGCTTTTTCGAGATCTTCCACGAGCCGAGACTCTAATTTTTTTAATTCAGCTTCTGCCTTATTCAAAAAGGAATAATATTCACCAAGGGCAAATTTAATCAGATTACGATTCAGACCTACTCCATTCATTTCTTTGTGAAATATGTTCATCTTATGATCCATAAAAAGAACCAGTGAACGATAATCATGATATCCATCAAAATTGCGATTATTTCTCACATATAATTCCGCATGCGACTTCAAACTCTGTTGAGTATTCGATGTGCTTCCTAAATGTGTCATCTGGTAAATCATTGTTGGGAACACGATGAGGATAAGCATCCAAAGCATTTGTTATTGATTGTTTTATCTGGTCTTTTATTATTTTTCCTAATTTAATTTTTCACTCGAAATCATTCTTAAAGGCAAATACTATTTGTGGATAATTTCAATTTTTTTCATTGAGATTGTACGATGTGAAAAAATTGATTTTTATTTAGTTTCACCTGTCTTATTTAAAGAATTACTCACAGAACTAAAGTAATAAAATAAAGCTAATGTCAGGGGTCAGTGTTTCGAAAAAAAATATCCTTGAGGACATTCCCAAAGGAAAGATCGGAGTGAACGAACAATGTTTTTGCTCAAGTGGAAAAAAGTACAAGAAATGTTGCATGAACAAAGTCCTACAATCAATTGATGGATTAAAGAAAATTCTAAATTTGGACAAAGAGTGTGTCTGTGGAAGTGGAAAGAAAGTTTCCACCTGTTGTGTATCACTAGTCAAAGATTCTATTAAGATTCTCAAAAAGAATCCATCCGCATACTTCGAAAAGATCAGACAAAACGAAGTTAGTTATATGGTTAATCATGTAAAAAAAAATTGGACTGAATTTATTGAATTATCAAAGAAGGAAATGTTAGTTGGACCATATGATCCTAATAATTCAAATAATGTGCAAGTACAATATGTGCATTTGAAGTCAATCCCTTATTCCGATCAATTTTTTGGTGAATCTATTTCAAAATCTGTATTGACTTTTGCATTTGTAAAATCTAATTTGTATCCTGACTCACTCTTTATGATTTACACAGATGATCCTGATGGTGTTTATCAGAAATTTTGTTTGAGTAATGGAAAAAAGTATTTCATCAATGAATATACTCCAGTGATTTACGGACCTAAAATTAAATCAAATAAATTTATGGAATGTGATCTGATTGATATTTCAATTGAATATGTTTATGTTGATTGGAAAACTGGTGCTCCGATTGATTATGATCAAATTGAGCAAAATGCATTGAACCAAATAGAAAAAAAGAAACAAGAAAAGGCACGCGAACTCTTGGAAAGATCAAAGGATGGACCATTGGATGAAACCATTAACAATGAACTTAATGCGAAAATCGATGAAGCGATTAACGAAGTATTTAAGGATTTATCATATGAGGCTGTAGCAAATAATGCCGTATCAAATAATGCCGCATTAAATGAAGTTGGGTCAAAAGCGGAATCAAATGAAGTTGGGTCAGAAGCTGAATCAAATGAAGTTGGGTCAGAAGCTACATTAAATGAAGTTGGGTCAAAAGCGGAATCAAATGATGCCACATTAAACGAATAGACAAATTAATTCAGAAAAAATTGAAAATTAAAGTAATACTATTGTTCCTCTCAATAGTAAGATTCGACATTTATTACATATAAGTTTCCATTAAATGCGTAAGATCATTTGATTATTCATTTGATGAAAATACCTCAATGTATTTTCACTAAATGTCCAGATATTTAACAAATATTCAATTTCAACTCCTTATAAGGATTCTCCGATGGAAAACCAATCCTTCCACACTTATAATTATTATATAATGGGTTGATATATGACGAGCGAACCAACATATTTATATTTTCACTTTGATGATTATGAAAGTGAGGTGAAGAATTCAACCAGCCAAAAATACACGAAATTACTTGAGGAAATCCACACAAGATTCCTTAATTCACTTGTAGTTCCAAGGTTCACACAAATTAATTTGACTGATTTTATTAAAGTGGATGATATCAAGAAAGTTGAATTAATTTCATGCGAGGGTGATGAGGAAGAAGAAATTAATTTTAAGGTGAGGGATAATAAAATTAACATCGGAGATCTACCCATTGGTCGTTATAAATTGTGCATCAATGGTTACACAAAATTTAAGAAAGAAGGCAAGATAAATGAAAAATATATTTATGTGATTTATAATGCGTTGAGCCCCAAAGATGATTCCTACATTTCAGTTGATCTAATTGATAAATTTCCAGCTGACAAACGAATGATGAAGGAAAGCAAGATAAAAACCAACACACAATTAGTTGATGAATATTTATTACAACCCACGAGTTATATTTACAAAGGAAAAAAAAATAAATACAGTTTAATGGAATGGTCCTATGATCAAGAACATTTTTTGATCCTGGATGTATTAATGACACTGATTGATCGAGCAATCCCAATTAGAGAACGCGGGGAAATCGCATGGATCGCGCGTGTAATGAGTAATTTAGGAAATTTCTGTGGAAGAGATTTATTAGGTGGAATTCTTGTTGGATGTTGGGATTCCGAAAGACTTTGTAAGTTACACCCTGGTGAATTTGCTCCGGGTGATTGGAAAGGATCCTTACAAATTTTCAAGGAATTTGTTAAAAGAAAATACAAACCTGTTCAATTTGGTCAATGTTGGGTTTTCGCCGGAATGCTCACCACTATGATGAGAGTTTTGGGTATACCAGCACGTACGATAACAAATTTTGGATCAGCTCACGACACAAATGGTGATATGATTATTGAAAGAAAGAGTGTTAGAGGAGACAGTGTGTGGAATTTCCATTGTTGGGTAGAAGCATGGTTTAAACGTGACGATATTGAAGATAAAAAGTATGCTGGACACGGATGGCAAGCAATCGATGCGACCCCTCAAGAACAATCGGAGGATGCATATCAAATGGGACCTTGTCCTTTACTCGCAATTCGTAATGATGAATTGGAAATTGATTATGATGCACGCTTCTTGAGAACCTGTGTTAAATACAAAACTGACCCACTCGATTCTGATTATATTGTAACAAAAGTAATGTGTGAATGTGGAGACAATGCATTTAATATTACATCAAATTATGTCTAAAAAATAAAATTATTTAATTCATCCACTCAGATCTTTTTTGATGTACTCACAGTATGTAATAAAAAATTATCACATACTGTTAATTCATTAAAGCAAATTTACTCACACTACAGTCTCTTTGCGTTTATAAATATGCTCAGAGCTAAATTATAATCCACATTCATTGTGCTTGATAATTCGCGAGCATCCACCACATAATAAGTCCCTTTTCTGAATTTAAGCTCGTGAATTAATTTTCTTTTCTGTTTTTGATAAGCGCCATTTTTTTTGTAATATTCAATTGTGCCGCCAAAAATATTATTTTTGGACTCATAATACACATAAAAATTTTTATTATCTAAACAAGAAACAAGATCCTCAGTCATTTGGTAAATTAAATTAAAATCTTCTACTTTGGTGAATTTATCTTTTTCTATATTACTTGTTGATTCTTTGTCTCGTTTTATCTTATAATAAACTTCGTTTGTTAATACTCGCGGATTTGCACCATAGTCATTAATCAGTTCTAAAGCTCTGGAATACCATCCGTTCAGAAGACACGAATTCAACAAATAAGAATCATTTGCATTAATGTTAAACCCTAAGCTAATCATTTGCTCAAGAACTTCATTATTGTTGATAATGAACATAATTTTATTATTAGTATGAGGTTTTAAATTTTTCTTGTGAGTATGTGTTAAAAATAAATTGTAGTACATGGGTGTCATTTCATACGTAATATCAATATTGAATATCGCACCTCTCTTTAAAAGTTCGGCAAACACATTGGGTTTATTATAGGAATAGGCATTCCTTATTCCATCAGTGATGTCCGCTTCATTTACAAGTTTATTGTCGATAAATTTTTTCACATCATCAAGCAATCCATTAATACACATGAATTCAAAATGCGATGAATAGGTTTCCGTGCGAAAATAATCTTTGAGAAATTTACTAAAGGACCAATTCATTGGATCTATCTTATTCAGGGATATAAAGCAATCTTTGATAAGAGATTTTTTTTTTCATTTTTTTAATATATCACTATACATTATAAAAATATGGGCGTACCAGCAACAATACCCAATACACAATATCCAGGGAAAGATATTTATACCGCAAACTCTGGTTATTCTGGAAATTATCTCACGGATTTTTACACAACGAATGGGACCACAACAAGCGCTACTAGTCTAAATAATTGTATTGGTTCTGGTGTAGGTGTTTTTTATTCGTATGATAGCGGAAGTACCACAAACAATTGCAAAGTTAGCAAAGGGCAACCCAATGCGAATATTAATACTTACGTTATTGATAAAAAATGCACTGCTGGAAGTTCAGGAAGTGCAACCACATGCACACCTACTGGGATAGTTTGGGCTTATTCAAAAATTAATGTTCCGAATAACAATTCAACTTATCATGCAACTACTACAACAAATTTCAACACAATGGGCCCGGACAATACGTGTTTGTCTGAGTGTCTGAACAATCCAAATTGTTCCTATATCAATGTCACAGCAGATGGTAAATCATGTTGGTCCAAGAACCTACAACCCGCGGCAAATAGTACAACTATGTCAGGTTTTATTCAACCTCAAGTTACAAAATATGCGTCTGATGGAACAAATTCAGAGTTTCAACCAACGACATCAAGAGAGATTCCAGGAGTCAATACCGTGGTATCCAAATACTCTTTTTATTCAAACATCGATGATTCAAATACAGTCACACCACCAATCTCTTCTTACACAGTCTTATCATCCAATCCTGCCAATCCAACAGGTACAATTCAATCGATTGATGATTGTGCTGATGCCTGTTATAATACCCCTACGTGTAATGTCTATGTGTATGATAGCCAAAACAATGTTTGCTACCAAGCAAATCCTCAGAGTGATTCAACAAAAAATACCACGGTTAGTTTTACAGATGCTAATAATACGAAACAATCATGGACTTACAATGGAGCGAATCTATTGGGCAATAACTTACTCAATTTAACTTCGAAAACTTATTTACCAGCTGGAACCACACAATATGATACACAATCATGTAACAATTTATGTAATAATGGTGTGTGTGATTATTCAGTTAATTCTACATCAAACGATGCATGTTGGCTAAAAACATTTTCTGTACCTTATGATAAATGGTTCACTGGTTTTGTACCTCCTGGCAAAAGAATAGCTACAACCACAACTACAGCCCAAACCACAAATCAAACCACCACATCAACTGGAAACTCATCCACCCAATCCTACAAAAGATCAGCATACCTATGTCCTGCTCCAACTGGTGCGGAAATAAATTCAATTCAAACAGGCACATGTTTGGTTTCTAAATGCAATTCAACAATGAAAGATTCTACAGGAAAATGGAATTATACATTAAATGGATCAACATGTGTACTAAATTGTGGGGCGAATACCGTGCCTAATGGCTCCTATGTTCTTTCCAATGATCAAACCACATGTAACCTATCATGTAATCCAAATTACGCGGAGATTGATGGAATATGCTGTCCACTCCCTCTCACCGGATCTAATATCGTGTCTTATACTAATCAAAATAAGCAATGTATTCCAGTTTGTGCATCATCTTATACCTTAGCCAATGGTAGCTGTGTTGCATCAAGTAGTGTAAGTACTGGTGCAACAAGCGGAACATCAACTAATGGAACATCAACTAGTGGAACATCAACCAATGGAACATCAACTAGTGGAACATCAACTGGTGCAACAAGCGGAACATCAACCAGTGGAACATCAACCAGTGGAACATCAACTAGTGGAACATCAACTGGCGCAACAAGCGGAACATCAACTAGTGGAACATCAACTAGTGGAACATCAACTGGTGGAACATCAACTGGTGCAACAAGTGGAACATCAACTGGTGCAACAAGCGGAACATCAACTAGTGGAACATCAACTGGTGCCACTAATGGAACATCAACTGGTGCCACTAACGGATCATCAGCTGATGCAACTTCAAATGCTCAAGCCTCGATATCCGCGCCAGTAGGTAATCCTCCCACCTGCACCACTCCCAATATTCTTTCCAAGGGTTCCATCTCGTGTTGCGCGCCAGTTACAAATGTTGCGACGTACGCTGATACAACTTGTGTTCCTGCCTCCTGTACCTCTCCCTATGTTTTAACGAACGGTGTGTGTGTTCAACCCACAAACTCTACAACTAATTCAACCCTTTCCACCTTACAAAATTTAACAATCGCGGGTATCAGTATTAAAATAATTATGATGGGTCTATTATTTTTATTAATTGTAGGTCTCATAATTTATTTTGTCTTTATCAGGAAATCAGATCAACCGATGACACAGGGTGAAATGCTTGATAATCCATATGGTTCATCCAATAATCCAGCTTATGGACAACCCAATAATCCAGCTTATGGACAACCCAATGATCCAGCGTATGGACAACCAAATGATCCAGCGTATGGACAACCCAATAATCCAGCTTATGGACAACCCAATAATCCAGCTTATGGACAACCCAATAATCCAGCTTATGGACAACCAAATGATCCAGCTTATGGACAACCCAATGATCCAGCTTATGGACAACCCAATAATCCAGCTTATGGACAACCAAATGATCCAGCTTATGGACAACCAAATGATCCAGCGTATGGTCAATCTTATGGTCAATCTTATGGTCAATCCTATGCTCAACCCAATAATCCATCCTATGATCAATCTTATGGTCAATCCTATGGTCAATCATATAATGAATCCAATGATTCAACCTATATTGAATCTTATAAAAACCCAATTAAAAAAAAGAAAATGAGACAGTCACTACCTAAAACTTGGAGTTCCAGCATTGATCCTCCAACCACGAGTAGTAGTGACTTTCCAGTCCGTTCACATAAAAAAAGATCAAAGTTCTTGACTAAATAAAGTGATTAATTTCCAAGAATTGAGATCACGTAAGATAATATTTATTTTTAATCAGTATCTGGTTAGATTATGATTAAAAATTATTGAGAGAAAACTAAAAAATTATCTTGAAGTGTTCCACTAGAAACATCCACCCTTTCATTAATGAGATCTCTTATCCATTCTGTTCTTGATTCATCAAGAGAAAATTTCCAAAGTAAATAATTCACATCGAGTGATATATATTTGTTTTGCATCTCGCATAAATAAAATTTAATTGTGTTCTCAAGTAATGAATTTTTGGTAATCGAAATAAATTCTTCCATGCTAATACCTAATAAAGGCCAGACATAAGAAGCATAAATTAAATCCAACGCCTGATCAATTTGCGCATTGAGAGCCAAGCGAACAATATGCGAAAATTTCTCGCGTGACCCAGTGCTCGAAGATAAATTGGTTTTTTGATATCTCCCTATATCTTCTGCTCGTTCAATGATTCTAGAGAATGAAGTGGACAGTTTATGATTATCTTCTGCTCGTTCAATGATTCTAGAGAATGAAGTGGACAGTTTATGATTATCTTCATCTCGCTCAATGATTCTAGAGAATGAAGTAGATAGTCTATGATTATCTTTGTTACTATTATCTGCAATTTTTGCGATTTCATTTACCATAGATGAAGTTAAAAACAAATTCTCAATCACCGAATAATTCATCATTCCCTCATCCAAATCATTTGAGTCAAACAAATCATTTAATTTGCTTCCTTCCATATATAATGGACCAAGATATTCCTGTACCAAACCAAATTGTTTGGCCTTGAACAACGCAAGTGAAATCTTAATCATAACTTCGATCTCAAGTGCACTCTTCGTTTTTTGCTTTGAATTATTAGAATGATCTGATTCACTTGATCTTGCAAAAAACTTTTCATAAAGTTTGAACGCATGCGAAGTATCGCCATTTATAAGTGCAAACAACACCTCTTTTAATGTGAGATCATCGCACTCATGTGTGGGATTAAACTTATTAAAAATATTATCAAGATCTGTTTTTTCATCACATTCAACATTTTTTCTGCACAAATAATTAATGCATGTGATTGATAAATACTCTTGAATATCTGCTGATTCTTCGATTGGATATTGTAATGGATTCTTTTTCAGATAATTAGTTCCGAGTGAAATCAATGAAATAATCTTTTTTTCATATAATGCAACTTTGTCCAGGTAATTCAAATAATTACCTCCTCTGTTCGCCTTAAGATCTTTCAAAATTTTATTTTCATACAGTAAAACAACACGCATTATATATCCTTTGAATGATCCAACTAAACATAATTTTGATTCTTCGAACAAATCATCATTTAGACATAATTTAATGTGAGTTTTTTTTGCTAGAATTTCAATGAAAGCGACCACCAATGAATAAAAATGATTCCACACCCCTTCGCCTAGTTTTGCATAATCAGTAAGCTCACACATTAAAAAAATCATTCTATTCAGCATGTTTGCTTTGGCATCATCTGATGTTTCATCACTTTTACACATTAATTTATATTCTTCATTTAATTCCTTAAACATAAGCTTACTGTTCTTCTTTTTTTTCCCACCCAATGTATTGGATGATCCTTCACTGAAAAGAGTTCCGGATGATTCTTCTCGAGTTAAATCATTCACATCGTCATCCGACGCATTTTCATTCGATGAGAACTTGTTTGTTAAATTGTTTGATAATTTATTTGTGGCATTGTTTAATAATTTACCTGACATTTTACCTAAACTCTCATCTTCCATTTCTTCCATATTCTGGACTCGGTTGTAATTGGATTTGTAAGTATTAATTTGTGTATCATATTGCTTCTTAAATTTTTTGTTTGAGATTTTTAAAAAGGTGAGAATTTTTTTTTCCAAAGCTCCAGAACTGGACACATCCTTTAATTCATCTTCGAACTGATCAATAAATTTCAAAAAACAATCAGGCACCTTAAAGTTTTTTCCCTTTACATGTTTACTTAATTTTTCATAAGCATTTTGTGCACCTACAAAATTATTAGAGTTCAAAGCAAACTGTACCTCATCAATTGTGTCTTGAAACGTTTTCGATAATAATTTCTCTTTTTCTGCACCAGAAACTACAATGCGTGGCGCATCTTCCCCTTCTTCATCAAAAGCACGATCAAAAAAACTTTTTTCTCCTTGGGTTTCACTCGATTCATTCTGACCAGATTCATTTTCATCCGATTCATTTTCATTTTGATCTGGATTAGTATCAACCTCATCAGAATCATCCGCTTCAGAATCATTAAAATCATTAGAATCATTAGAATCATCCGAATCATTGGAATCATCCGAATCATCCAAATGAAAACGATTTTTAACTTTTTTTTTTGCATCACGTGTTGCATACCCATGTTGTACTTTCCTTGATCCTTTTTTAGTTTGAGATTGTGCTGAGATTTGAGTTTGTGTTTGAGTATCCGCCTCAATGTCTTCCCCATCCGAAGAGTCTTGATTGAAAAATCTGTTGGATTTATTGGCTTTATTAGACATATTTGTTTTATTCAAATTAGTATGCTCGATTAAGTTGTTTTTTCTCTTAATTCGTTCGTTCATTAATAATATCAATTATACAGATGGTTTAAATTTCAATTTTTATGTTTATTTTCGCAATCCAATATATACAGTTGATTAGAACGATGTTCGAACCTAATTTTTCCATTAGTGCATTAAGAAAAGATGTACATACGATCTATTCAGAAAACGAGTTACAGGCTTTTATTAAAGCAAATCCCAAGAAACAAATTAAGGTTCTCGGCTCTGATCATTCGTGGAGCGGATGTACACACTCAGATGATGAACTCTATGTTAGACTTCTTGGTTTTAATCAAATCCAATTGTTTGATGAAAGAGAACAATCACGAGAAAAAGAACCTAATAAAAAAACTTTTGTGCGTGTTGGAGCCAGTGTCACAATAAAAGATTTGCTTGAGTATTTGCATACATTCGGGAAAACCATATTGAACCTTGGTACAATTCGAGAACAGCGAGTGATTGGTGCGATTATGACCGGAACTCATGGATCAGGATTGAATTCCTTAATGAGTTCGCATGTTATTCAAATGGAAATCATGCGAATTAAAGAAAATAACGATGTGCAAAAAGAAATTGTTTCAAATGATGACATCAGATTTCAAAACCTGGTCTTATCCCTAGGTTCTTACGCTATTGTTTTAAATTTGGATCTCGTTGTGTGCGAGCAATTTAATCTTCACGAGGAGAAAAAACTCATCACTTATGAAGAATTTAAACAAAGAGATATGGAAGAAGATTTTCTCCACTACGATATGTATTACTTAAATCCATACACCACTGATCTTATTCATGTGAAACGAAGGGTAGCGCAGGAAGAAGTATCATGGGACGCGGAATTCAAATCGTTTCTTGCAAATAATTTGTACAATGGATTTTTGACCATGATTAATGAACTCAATAGTAGTTGTTTTTCTTACAATGCGATGAGTTTAATTGACGAAGTTTTTTCAGAGAGGAGCATTGTAGGACCTTCGCATGATATTTTATCAAATCTTGCGCCGAGAGTTCCAACAATCGACATAGAATTTTACATTAAGGAGGATCAATTACATGAAGTAATTGATTTTATTTTCTTTTATTTTGCAAGTGTTGCGCCGGACCATTTGAAAAAATACATTAAAAAAGGACACATTATAAATTCATCATCTTACGAAAAAATAATTAATAATCTTAACCTACGTACTATGTTTGACTATCTTCAAAGAGTAAAATTCGATACCAATTTGTATTTATCAATAAGAATGGTGGAGTGCGCACTATCCAAAACAATTTCCCCAACATATGATTCAAGAGCTTATGCGCTTGATTTTGAATACCAAACAATATATCAGGTGAATCCATGTATTGTGACATTTTATAAAGTTTTTTATGATGTGCTAGTTAATTATTTTGGAGCACGCACTCACTGGGCAAAAAAACATTTTTTGAAAAGAGATCAAATCCAAAGATTGTATGGTGCAAATGCTACGAATTTTATTGCTGATTTAGATTTGTTTGACCCATCACATACCTTGCGCGGTGGATTTATTGAGAGAACTTTTATTGATCCAAGTGAATTTTTATTTGACATTGAATATTATCATTTAAGCGTAGATCAACTTAAGAATCTTTATACAAAGGCTCCTTTTGTTAATAATATTTCTCATCTGATGGGTTTTCATAAAATGCTTTTTTTAAAAGGTTCAGCATCACATAGCAATATAATTAATTCGTATGGACGTATTTTTGAAAAGGATCATATGATACCATTTATCGAATATAAAAATAGATTTAACACACATAGTGGACAATTAGTGAAATACATAGATTGTTCGTTAAAAGACACTTCAAACCTCAAGATAAAATATTTATTCAAGGATAAAACCTATAGTGAGGAATACAAACAAGTTGATCAATACAATATTATGTGTAAAATTAAAGTTCGTCATAACAAATACTTTGTCTTATTATCCAGGTTTTGATTAGGAAAAATGCATTCATTAACTGAAACCTCATGTATATCCCACATCTCACGGATGATCTCATTTGATTCTTCCCTTATACTTCAATTAAAAATTGAAACAATAATGCTCTTAGAATTAATCATATGGTATGTCGCAAGGTAGTCCAATGAGTAAGAAATTATTTGCAAATAATGAGATAAGTGACTTGATCAGTTCAATGAGAAAGATCGAACGAAAACTATGTCCTCGCACTTATTCTGATCTTGATGTCATTGAAATTTTATATGAATATACAGATAGTGTACCCAGATCCACTGTGAAGGTCGAAAGGAAAGACACACCAATTATCAAAAAAATTTCTGAATCTCAACTGTTATTAAGTTCTATTGTTAAAAAAATTAATAATTTTGATGAGCATATTAAGTTGAAATTTGTTAATATTGAGAAAGATCCTCTTAAAGTCAAAGATGTTGCGTTTATTTATGAAATTAACACAAGTATTTATTCGAAATCATCGGATATTGATTGTGGTAAATGGATGTTGTTCTATGAAAAGAAAATTATTAGTGATAATTGGTACGAAATTAAAAAACTTTATAATCAAGGTGAATTGTCTGGTGTCAAATATATTAAGTGTTCAACTTCTGGAGAAAATCCTGATGCTACATCAATTTCAAAAACTCACGGAGTAATTATGTTTTATTGCGCGGAATCTTCAAATGAAAAAGAGATTCTGAAAATAGGAGAGACAATAACAAAGAAAGTTTCCAATTATAAAACATCCTATGGTAATATCTATTACAAAAGTAATCAACAAAGCACGAATGGATCCCGTACATCTGGTCAAAAAATTAATCACAAATACTCACTGAAGATTCATTCAAGTGGAATTAAACCTCTAACAACTTATGCGTTTATTGAACAAGAGGAATAGTCATATGAAATTATTTTATAATCTCATATGATTAAATTCAAATCTAAATGATTCATCAAATGAATTCACTAAATTATTTTCATTTGATGATCACACTGTACGAAATAAATATTTGTATCTTGCTGTTTATTCATCAGGGCAATACTAAATTATTCTCAGTTGATGATCACATTGTACGAAACAAATATCCGTGCACCTACTGTTTATTCATCAAACGAATTCACTAAATTATTCTCAGTTGATGATCACACAGTACGAAATAAATATTTGTATCTTGCTGTTTATTCATCAAATGAATTCACTAAATTATTTTCATTTGATGATCACACATTACGAAATAAATATTTGTATCTTCCTGTTTATTCATCAAATGAATTCACTAAATTATTCTCATTTGATGATCACACAGTACGAAATAAATATTTGTATCTTGCTGTTTATTCATCAGGGCAATACTAAATTATTCTCATTTGATGATCACACTGTACGAAATAAATATTTGTGTACCTACTGTTTATTCATCAAATGAATTCACTAAATTATTCTCATTTGATGATCACACAGTACGAAATAAATATCCGCGCACCTACTGTTTATTCATCAAACGAATTCACTAAATTAAGTTTTAATTATCCTTTTTTTATTCGGAGGATCCGCTATAAAAATAATCAAAATAATTTCAATTATGCGATCAGTTAAAAAATCAACAGAGGATCCATTAAATAAAATTAAATATGTATCCAAACAGCAAAAAGAAATTGTTCATTCAGAATCACATTTAAAATTAATCAATGGATGTGCTGGTTCAAGAAAAACTGATACTCTAATTAAATGTGGTATTTATAATTTGATCACACGAGGAGATAATTTATTATTCTTAACTCTCATCAGCTCTGTCACAAATGAAATTAAAACTCGAATCGAATCTATGTTAAAAATACGCTTACTAAAACATGGAAATTCTAATCATTATATGGGTATTTATGCTAATTCATTAATTGAAGTAGCTAATTTCGACGCATGGACTTACAAACAATTGGAGGTAATGGATGAAGAACTGTTGGGAGAAGTAGAATCTTCACATCATGCACGAATTAAAGCACTGACTGAACTTGTAAAGAAAAAAGAATGTGGAGTATTCTATATGAAGAATAATACAGAGGCATCGTGTGTATTAATTGATGAATTTCAAGATATTGACAGCCTAAAGGTAAATTTGCTAATAAAAATGTATGAAAATGCACAAAAAAAGAAATTGGGGTTGTCACTGTTTGTGGTGGGTGATATCTTACAATCGGTTTTCGAAAAAACAATCAGTCAAATCACTGATTCACATCCTATGAACACTTTTAAATTAATCAAACCCAATGAATTTGAGTTGAGCAAGTGCTTCAGATGTCCCAGAGCTCATATCGATTTTTGTAATTTGTTATTGGAACCCGCACAAAAAAAATATAATGTGAAACCAATTGAAGCAAACAATTCTAATCAATTGGATAAACCATTATTATTTCTTCATGGATCAATCAGTGAAAATAATAATTTAGGAGCGAAATACTTATCGAATCAAGTGGTGACTGCAATTTCTGTGTTGTTCGACTATGAAGGTGAAGATTTAAAACCAGATGATATTGCCATTATCATGGTTAAATCTAACCAAAACGCAGTTTTTGAATATTTGAGATGTGATCTCGAATCATTTTATAAGACCAAAGGATTTAGTAATGCAGTAAAATATTTTGAAACCCATTCAGATGGATATCATATGACATTGGATTGGACTCAGGCTACGGGAAAAACTATTCTTTTGAGTGTGCATGGGGATAAAGGTAAGGGACATCGTGTAGTTTTTTTTCTTGGTTTGAGTAATGGATCTATTCCTCGAGAAGATCGCGTGGGGAAAATCCAGGAACTAATCGATTATTCTTTATTGAATGTTGCGCTCACTCGCAGTACTGAATATTTATTTGTGGGTATTAATCAAAGTGCCCCTTCGACTTACTTAAATAGGGTTTCTAAAGAGCTACATAAATATGCGTATTGTGCATGGGGCTCCCATCTTGATAAAATTCCCAATGATAAGGGAAATGTTTATAGGGTTGCAGCGTTAACTCTTAGTAAAATTTTTAAACAGATATGCAAAAATAATAATCCACTTTATATTCAGGGTGTCCTACCTAAAAGTGAATCCACTATTCTCAATGTAAAAGAACATGTGTCAAAAGTTGTAGAGGATTTGACAAATATTTTAGATTCTTCGCCTGAATATGAAGAGGTTGAATTTGGTACACCAACATCATTAAAAACTCATCTCAACGATGACACTTACAAATTGATTGGATATATGGGTGAATTGATGATTTATCGTGCGAAGGCAAAGAATAATTTTAATGAATGCCTGGAAAATTATTCCAAAGAGAAAAATATATTTTATAGTGATAATGAAGAATTTATTGCATTAGCTACTGATTTTAAATTAAATGAATTGTTTGTGAATGCAAAATTTGGTATTTCGACTGATTTTACACAATATTTGACTACGGTGAATTATATAATCAATAACAATACTCATTATTTTCTTAGAAGACCACAAATTCTGGAGATATTACATGAACTCATTAAGAAACCCAGATTAGTTGTTCACGGTATCTTTAATCGGGACGCATTTCGAGATCAACTAAAAGAAATTCTTTCAAATAACACCAATAGTAAAATTCCCACTCAAACATGGTGGAATATTACATTATTTTGGAATGATGTGGTATCGCAAGTAAGAAAGCCAGCATTGTACACCTATATTAATTTATTATCTGAAGATATCAGCGGGATTCACCAGAACATTTCTAAGTATTTGGGTGAAATTTCTGACACAATTGCCTTTCAAGATATGCATTATATTGAATGTATTCTCACAAACGAAAGAAAATTATGCGAAATGGGATTCAGTAAGAAAAAGAATCCGGAGGTATTTATGCAAGGGTATCAGTTCGGAATTCGTGGGACATCAGATATTTATGATTTTAAAACGAAAACCCTGATCGAAATCAAAACTTCACACAAAAAAGATATGTCAAATGAATGGATTATTCAAGCCTTCATGTACTATGCTATTCCTGGAAGGGTAATCGATCGGAAAATCCCGGAGAAAATCCAACTAATGAACGTAATGACTGGAAAAATGTATGTGTTCAAACTCAATTATACTCATACTCAATTATTAACCATGATGCAAAAATTATTGAAGTATCTGAATATACATCCTCATATTATTAGCTGCTTTATTGATGCATATGACTTGAAACTTGGAGTCCTAAAGCTCAAGAAATGAGAACATACAAATTACTTGCAAATTATTTTTTTCTTTTCACAAAAGATTAATATATCGCATCCAATGCAATTTCATAAGGCACACACACGATAATTAATATTTTTTGATTTTTTCATTGATTGAATGAAAAAATCGAAAGACCAACAAATGAAAATAATTTAGAGTGGGTATTTTGATGAAAGAACAGTGTCTCACAAATATTTTACACACACTGATTCTTCTTCAAATGAAAATAATTCGATGTAAAAACATCGATGAAAGGACAGTGTCTCACAAATATTTCACACACAATAATTCTTCTTCAAATGAAAATAATTCTATGTAAAAACATCGATGAGTAACCAGTGTCTCACAAATATTTCACACACAATGATTCTTCTTCAAATAAAAATATTTTGATGAGTAACCAGTGTCGCACAAATATTTTTACACACAATGATTCTTCTTCAAATAAAAATAATTCGATGTAAAAACATTGATGAAAGAACAGTGTCTCACAAATATTTCACACACAATGATTCTTCTTCAAATAAAAATATTTTGATGAGTAACCAGTGTCGCACAAATATTTTTACACACAATGATTCTTCTTCAAATAAAAATATTTTGATGAGTAACCAGTGTCTCACAAATATTTCACACACACTGATTCTTCTTCAAATAAAAATATTTTGATGAGTAACCAGTGTCTCACAAATATTTTTTACATACACTGATTCTTCTTCAAATAAAAATAATTCGATGTAAAAACATTGATGAAAGAACAGTGTCTCGCAAATATTTCACACACAATGATTCTTCTTCAAATAAAAATATTTTGATGAGTAACCAGTGTCGCACAAATATTTTTACACACAATGATTCTTCTTCAAATGAAAATAATTCGATGTAAAAACATTGATGAAAGGGCAGTATCTCATAAATATTTTTACACACACTGATTCTTCTTCAAATTATAATAATTCGATGTAAGAACAGTGTTTCGCATAAAATAAACAAAACATTTTTTTAATTTTGCATCACTGTCCTAGCTATAATTTAATTAAATCATACTATTTGATTAAATTATGATTGAAGAGTGTGATCCATCTTGTTCAATTATAGTAAGTTTTATCGTCTGGCGAATCTCAGTCAAATTTTACCTCATGTAATTTAAGTTCATCAAGGACTTCCACAATAGTTTTTGATGTAGTTTGTGAATCGTTTAAAAGAGACACTTCGATAAAACTAATTTTTTCGCACGGAATCCAAAATTTAAATTCACCATATTCGCAATCTCCATTGTCGTAATCAAGATACAAAAATCTCACCCAAATTAGTTATCGCGCATACTTTAGTTGAATCATGCGGAAAAATCGTTTTTTCGTGTGGTGTGGTGTCATTTGTTGTGAAAATCTTTCCACCAACATTTAGTTCAATAATTTTATTTTCCATCGCGCGTGATTTAATATGCGAATTATAAAGTGAATTAATTAAACAATTTATGTTTCAATTTTTTCATCAGATCAAATCAACCTTTATTTCGTTCATTGGAATCTTCAATCCTTACAAAATTATTTCTCGGATAATTGTATAAATGAAATTTGACCTTTGGTTTATTTTTATTGTGTTTATTTTATTGTGCGCTGTAGTATATTTATTCTGCACAAAACATTTTTATCTGGAAAATTATGCTGGTATTTCGGTACCAGATACAAGTAATATTGCCTCATCGGAATTATCAAATGAAGAAGATTTCGATATCAATTGTTCGAATGCTGACTGGATGAAAACCTATCAATTTGGATACTATTGGAGACCTCTTGATGAAATTGTTTAAGTTAATTACTGGTCGTTCATAAAATGAACATGTGTTGATGATAATTTTCTTTCTAAATAAAATTGTTTGTTTTGGCTGATTTAAAATATCATATTAATGTATAATGAATTGGGATTTAGAAGTTTCATTTCGTCTTTTAGGGTTAGGTTATTTTAATAAATGTGATAATAATGTTATGAATAATAACTGCTACGAAAATGATAATTACATCATATTCTACTGCGCAAAAAATGTGAGTAATAATGAAGCTTCACTGACGGAAATATGCGTACAAACTAAAGAAACTAAATTATTCGCGAAAAAAATGTTTTCGGTTTATTTAGAAAATGAAAATATTATGTTCGATGCAACTGATGAATTTCGGAGGAAAAATTTAAGTGTCTTGACCCAGAAGGATATTGAAAATATTGAAGATATCAAACCAATGCTTGTATCTGAAATTATCTATGTTTTCAAAAAAGGAATGAAAATCAGTAAAATATCAGAAGCCAATCTTGAACAATATCTTCGTTTAATTTTCCAAATTTGTACTGTGATGAATTATGCGTTAATTTATACAGGTAATTGGTTAAATTATGATTATGTTAATAATATATATGAAGACGAGAAGAATTCGTTCTATATTATTCCAAACTATGATAAGATTAAACTTATTTCATTTAAAGATTGTACTTTAAAAGATTGTACTTTTCAAAATCTTATTGAGTTGTTAGAAAAATTATCTAACATCGCTAATGAGGGGGGTTCTGTAATTAGTCACTTGATTGTGATTCTTAAAGAAGTTTCTTTGAACTCCGATTACGGTAAAATTAAAGATTCTTTTCAACATTTGACCACAGAAAACGAATCATTTATTACTAAATATAATAAAAGAACCAACGCTGTAAATTTACGAGAAATATTATCTTACTATCTTGGGCTTGTCAAATATATTTTATCTGGCTGGATTAAGAATATATCTCAAAACTTTGACCAAACACCTTACAAAGGTCAGTCTCACAGGAGATCATCAACACCATATCACATAATCGGAAGACGAAAATCAAAAAATCCATCTTCAAGGTCATTATCACAACCAATTGGTGATACTGCTGGGATCAACTCGTCACTTCAGAGAAGTAATGAAACTGGATATCCCAGAATGTTTCCACAAAGAACAGGTGCGATGCACAACCTTTCTGAAAGAACCGATATCAAAATATATATGATAGACGATGAGGCTTCTGAATCACAGCGAGAGAATATTAAAAAACAAGTCAGTACTTTTTTGTCCAGTCAAAATTCAAATGTTAGCTTAACAGTGAAATTCTCATTTACAGATTTTTTTTGTTTCCAGAACTCGGATAAGCTGTTTTATGTGTATTCTTATAAAAAAGACAATTTGTTTGAGTTAATTAATTCGAAGTTTCTCTATTTTAGTCCCTCAATGAATACCAATTTTCAAAAGGTTTATTTCTTCCATGAAAATAAAATAAAAATGCGAGATTTTTATGAAGATACACCCAATGATACAATAATTGATACAATAATTGATGATAAAAGCACAAATATTTTTTTCGGTGAGTATTTTATTGTTGAAGGACATCTTAAAAATACATTGGGAGAGGTAGTTGCTCTTGATACTTTAATCAAAGATATTTCATTTGATCAAGTGCTTGATTTTTTTATTCATTATTCGGAACTAATTTATAAATTTTATAATACATACACTTATTGGTTTTTTTATGATTACAATAAAAACAATTTTTATTTTGATGGGACAAAAATATTCCTCATTCCTAATTACAGCAAAACCCAAAAAAAGACTGTCATTTTTGTTAATGACAAAAATGAGTTGTTAGAGCACATACTATCAGTTTTTGAAACTCTCAAACCTATCATTGATACCTATTTCCAAGATACGACCGAAAATTATTATTTGAAAATTTTTAGCGATTTATTATTATTTATCAAACAAACATCAAATAACGAAAAATACATAGCAGGTACCGATTTAATTTCTAATGTTTTGACAAACACAAAATTATTTGGTAAAAACACTTTTTACACCCACCAGAATTTTTTTTACTGGAATACATTCATTAAAATTCGTGCCATTAAAAACAAAACAACTTCAGATATTGATGCAATTAAAAAAATGACAACTTCAGATATTGAAGCAATTAAAAAAATGACACTGTTTGGTGTTTATGCAATTATTGGTGTTTTGAAAGAAATGAAAAAACAATTCTTAACCAATAAACCCTTAATGTCTCGCAAAGATTGTGATCGGATAATGGACGAAATATTTAATATCAAAAAGCTTCTGGCGGATATTGGTACTAAATTGGAAGAGAGTGCACTAATCTTAAAAGAAGAACTTGAGAATATGTGAAGAGGATCATAATATCTCAAAAAAAAAAAAACAGATCTTTTTTAATGTATCAAAGCTGATTATTTTGTCTTTTCTTTCAGAAACCTAACTCACGTTACTTAATGCTGGATTTATTTGTTTCTTTCTATTTTTTTATTGTTCAAAGAGCGACATTCTCTCATTTCACACAATCACATTGATTAGTGAAAATAGTTTATGAGACATAATTATATTTCATACACTGATCATCCTTGAATGAAAATAATTTGATTAGTATCCTTTGAGAAAACAGTGTATGAGACATAATTTTATTTCATACACTGAGGATTCTTAATAAAAATAATTTGATGGAGCCCTTTGAGAAAACAGTGTATGAAATATAATTATGTCTCATACACTGAGGTTTCTTAATGAAAATAATTTGATTAGTATCCTTTGAGAAAACATTATATGAGACATAATTTTATTTCATACACTGAGGATTCTTAATAAAAATAATTTGATGGAGCCCTTTGAGAAAACAGTGTATGAAATATAATTATGTCTCATACACTGATCATCCTTGAATGAAAATATTTTGATGGGTATTGCGCTATTCGTAAAAGGATGATTGATCCCCCTCCGAAAAAATCAATTGATGAATGTGATTAGTAGAATAAAGTTAGTGTTCAAACTTAATTGTACTCGCACACAATTATTAACTATGATGTAGAAATTATTATCATACTCAAATATACATCCGCACATTTTAATCAAAGCGCATAATATCAACCTTGGAGTTCTGAAGCTCAAGAAATGAGGAATATATAAATTAAATTTTCTTTTTGAAACATAATCTTTACTTATTATATAATTTAATGGCGGGTATTATTGATTCGAAGATTTTTAACTGTGTGGAAAGTATTTTAATACATACAGCTGACATCGTAACAGATGATATCAAGATCCAAGATTTTATTAAAGATGATGAAAATTATTTCTGTTCGAATGATAAGAAAATCATCCATATTTACAAAAACTCCATCTCTATCGAGAATTTACGGAACAGGATATTCGCGTCGATGAATACGAAAATCCTTTCACCAAATTTTAACAAGATTTTATTATTTGGAGAAAAAAAGAACAAAATGCAAATAAAAGAACAGATAGTTAAAAAGAATACAGATGGGACTATCACATATGATGAAGTTGATATCCGTATTCCGGACACAATAAATATTAGTGTTCTGAAAAATTATTTTATTGTTTTGTTCAATACAACAGACATAATAAAAGTTGATCCCAAAAGTGTTTCTTTATGTGAAATTATTGCATTGATGATTAATTTGTTAGGGGTTTACCATTCATTGCTGTCCGAAGCAAACACAAAAAAAAGTAAAAAAGCAATTATTTATGATCATGAAATACCTTTTTTTTATCGAAAGAATGATTATCTTTTTATTATTCCAAATTATGCTGAACTCATCATTTATTCCACAGAACCTGAAAATCTATTGAAGATTTTTGAAAAAATTTTATCATCGATCTCCGATGATAAAAAAAATATTCTTAGAGATGTCACTAAACTCTTTACAAAAAATCAGCCAAAGCACAATATTGGTATTTGGAAAACGGAAGACATAACAAATTGCTCATCATTTTCATCTTATAATGCACTATTATGTTTTTTCACAGAAATCATAAAAATTTTGCGTGGATATATAAATGACTGTGAAGAGAAAAGTGTTGATGGTTTAGTTGTCCTGACTGAAAAGCTTCAATTTGTACCTAATAAGATTCTTTGTGAAGAATTGACAAAAAAAAGTGAGGCTATCGCTAATGAACTTGAAAACGTTCTGAACGAGTTAAAGACCATTGAAATGACATTAAAAGGTGAAAAATAAATTTATTGAACATTGATAAACTTATTTTTCATAATTTAGTGAAGTAGATCAGGAATATCATTTGTGAGAACACTTGATTCTGAGAATTTTATTTATCGAAGAAATTATTTCTCAGAAGATATGAATACATTGCATCCTTGTTTTGTGTATCGTTGAAGTAAATAATCGCTAACGGAAGTGTCACTTATGACAGCTAACGATATTGGTAGTATAGTGGCATGCTATACCTTTTGAGGTTTTTCGTATTTGCTTGGTCTAATTCCCAATTATTTTTTGCATATTCAAACATGAATTTTTATTTCTATTATGACATGGATTTGCACTTGATTCAGCATTTTTGGTTCTGGACTCTGAACTACATCTTACGGATTCACACCGTTTCAGCCCCCATTTCCAAGAATATTTTATCTTGTGATTTCCTATGTCCTCACAATAAAAATAATCACCTAATTTTTTGCAATATACTATTTCTAAATTATGTTTGCATTTACTGCATTTTTTTAAAATCTGAAAGCAACAGTAAGATATCAATAAACATTAAAAAATAATAACAGGAGACTAAATGACACTTCAATCATTGTTGATTTTTAGTGCGAAGCATGGAACCCTGGCAAAACTTTTTAGTGGAAATTTAATAATAAATTTTTAATGAGCGCACTAATAGAATCATCAAACCGTACGTAATTATATGTTTTGCCGCGATGTGTGTGAAATTTAATATGTTTCAACCACTTGCCAGTTTGTAAAAAATAATAACGATTACTGTATTGTTTTTTGCTTTCCTGTTAATTTATGAGGAATACAGTGATTATTTTTATCTTATGAATAAGTATAAAATGTCTATTCACGTTTTGAGTGGTAATAACTCTCTTTCATGGAGAAATACAACATTACATCATGCATTGTTCGATGGGTTTATCGCAGATGGCAGTAGTCCAGAAGAAACAGCGAAATCAATTAAAGAAATTTTCGAAATACCTGGTTTTAATCAGATAATGAGTATTAATCAGAACGACTATGTAATTATTACTATCAATGAAATATCATTTGATGCTATTTGCAAGTATCTTGATACTCGCACAGTTATTATTTGCACTGGTGTCACTGGTCATGCGGTTGGACTTGCTATTAGGAAAGAATCAAATTCATATATAATAAAATACGTTAATACAGGATTAGGTTGTGAGTATAATGGTGCTATTGAAAATGGAAAATGTCAAGGACTTTTAAAATTTCTTTTATTAAGCAAAGAATCATTGATTGGGTTCTTGGATCTTATTAAACAATTCGAAAATCATAATTTAATTAAGTCAAACATTGAATATTTTTATTTATGTGTGATGAATTATTTAATTTATGATTCCTCGTTCAGTAATAAATATTTTCATCAATCAATAGATAATAATGATATTAGAAAAAATAGAAAGATAGATCACATCTCTGTTGAAATTTTATCACAAAAACTAGATGAAACAAATATCGAACAAATTAAATATCAATTATCAGGTGTCTGTTCATTTCGGTCAATATTTTATTTATTACTTGATCAATTTACTATGGATTTTGATACTATGGAAAATCAGGTCAAGTGGTTTTTATTGAATTTTTTACTGAAGGATGTGGTTACCTCCGCAGTCTTCTACAAGGATATTTACCAATTGAATACCGTGCTTGAGGCAGCTTATATCTTGTACGATACACTTGATGATCAATTTGATATTTTAAAACTAAAATCTGATGTCTATGCTAATTTACTCTTATGTAGAAACAAGATAAATGATTTTTATCAAGGGTTTGATCAAAAGAATTTAGTTTCGCAAACAGAGATCGCTCATAATACACATCATCAGATGATAGTTGAAATAAAAGATAATAACAAAACAACAAACTTTTCAATTAATTTATTTACTTCCACTGTTTCATTTAAAGATGTATTACCTGTTAGCGATCTTGTGAATATTTTGAAAAGATTTTACAAATATTTGGATCAATTTGAATATAATTCCTATATTTTCAAGAATTTTGCTGAGGGCTTTGATGCTCAATTATTTTTGGTCAGATTCTTCAAATATATTTGGAAAACAAAAGACGCGCAAGAGCAAATTAAAAATAATACTTGTTTTAATATTTGGCTAATTTTCGTGTTTTATAAATATTTCAAAATACAAGCTATACGGCCAAGTGACATGGAAAATAGTATATATTCTCATTATATTGTTGGTAAACTCTGTTTGCATAATTATTTGAAAATAATATTCGGCAAAGGCGAAAAGACTGACACCATTGTAGAGCATTTTATTCTCAATGGAGAGATTCTTGCATACTGTATTGATCAAGAAAATTTATATTTAATTGATAACAATGAAATTATGAATTGTTTGAGACAAATTAAGACGGATGAACTTGTTCATTTTTATAATAATGTGATCGAGAACAATTGGAACTCAAGCTCATCAGAAGACCAAATTGAAAATTTCTGCAAGTCTTCCAATCTCCAGCTATCACATCTTGGATTATTGTTTTGTATGTATTACAATTCTGATCGAAATATTCGCTCAATTAGTACGGGACCCCAATATTCAAACCCTGGAATTTCCAAAGATAGACCAGATAATCTGATAATTTTAACTGACATCGGTAATATCACTCACACAGTTACCACTGATATATCGAATTTAACATTTCAAAAGACGCAATACAATACAGCTGAATACTATTCATCCGCACCTGAATTTGATAATTTTGAAAAATTTTTTTCAAATGAATTATATCATCAGGTAAATATATCTGCTTTCAATAATTTTTCCAATCTTAATATATTAATATTTCTTAACCAGTTATACACATTATCCATTGATTCTACATCATCGATGGATAAACTGGTGAATTTGCTCAACGATAACACAATCAATCATGACTCAATTTTTAGTTATATATTCACGGAAACTGAATATTTGTGTAGAACCTTTAGAGACTTGCCATGCAAGAATGCATTTTTGAATTTAAAATCAATTTATCCATTTAACACTCTTGATCACTATCTTCAAATTCTTCATCTGGCGAATAAGATCATTGATGAGGTTGAATTTGACAAAATTATCACATTAATTTTTTGTTCGTGTGCAATATATAATTTTACCAGAGATTCAAATGAAATTATTTACGAAATTAAAAATCAAAGAAAAAAGAACATTACACAAAGTCTTCTTGATATGATTTCACATCGTCTTGATTCATATGTAATCAAAGAGAATGATTATTTTAATAAAAATTTCTCGTCCAAACGTACTTCCAAAAGTTTTAAATCCTATCTAATCGGATGCATTGTGTATCTCATTCTGTATTCAGAAATTAATCAATATTCTGATTCAAAAACAAATATTTATTTTAATAGTATCTATGAATATTTATCCTCAAGCACAGAAAATATTTTTGAATATAGTACAAACACAGACCCATCGATAAAACAATTAGCAGCAGTATTTGTTTTTTTTATATCAAATAAATATTTCACTATTTATCCAATTATTCAAGGTAATTATTTTTTTAATCACAGTACATCCACTTATAAATTTGAACTGACTAATTCTATGACAAGTGAGATAAGTGTGAAATATCTAAAGAATAATTTAACTAAAGTTGATACAGGTGATAAATCTTATGATATTGATTATCCTTCGTTGAATAAAATTTACAATCGAATCTACATGAAATCATACAATATTTATCAAGATGAAAAAGTTTTCCCATATCCGATATTTTGGAGTGAATACATTTGTGAGAATTATTTGTTCTCTGAAAAAGAGAATCAGATTGTGCTCAATGAAGATATTCAAGATAATGCTCACATTAATCATACATTCCCGAAAAAAATTCTAGTGGAAAGCATCAAAGATAATCCCAAACGAAAAATCATCAAATGTAAAATTATATTTGAAGACATCATTTATACGCTAACACATAGCACAAATTCGACCTATCTTGATGATCTTTTGCATGAATCCTTAACTGATCATACAATATGGTTTGATGGTATCGCTTCTTACTTAGTGTTTGTTTTCGAAGACAAAAGTTTTATTAGATACAATGCATCTAATTTCGAGGCTTCAATTAATGATGAATATCAGATTATTATTCCTCATGTGAATGGTACAGCGGACGAAAAAATGTCTTTATCTTGGGTCCTACATATCAGATCATGCTTACTTACAAAGAAAAATAATCAGTACTATATTGTGCTATTTTCGTATAAGGATCCAAAAAATACACAAAGTTCATTCGGTGTGTATCCGACAGATAAAACAAGTAAAATTCAACAATACATTGTCGCAAACAAGACATATTATATTTCAATTGCTTATAATTTTCTGACAATTGATTTAACTGATAACGAAGCCTTTCTGATGTATTTTTATCACTGGTCATGTTATTCATCCTACAGAAATACTTGTTTTTTATTAAGATCATTTCAAGCCAGTTTGAGAATCATGAGACTTTCTGAGGAGAGTGAACTCACACACAGTATATTGCATAATATGAAAAATCGAAAGGTTAACAATATTTACTCAACATTTATTATTAAGGCAACAATTGCAGATGATATTTTAATAGACGAAATATTAAATATTATGCCGAACTATTTGTATTCGAGCACAAATATAAATTTTGCTAAATATCAAGGATTTTACAAATTTGATAAAATACTTACGACCAATATGAATTTTGTTGAGAAACTGAGTTCAAAAGAATTCTTTGAATTGTGTATGTGTGTATATGATGGGCTATCTTACACGAGACCGGAGGCCTCTAAAGATAGGATTTTATTTTATTATCAAAACAAACAAAGCAACATTGAGTTCAATAAAATAAGTGGCGGATCACTGACCAATGAGGAAGGTCTTAAAAAATATTTAAAGGAGGAACTCAAGGAAAAATTCAATGAAATACATTCAGACAAGCCATTATGTGATATCGAAATGTATTATGACAATTACAAAGAATTTTCAAAATATATGTATGAGGACATACACAATGCAAATAAACTCTATAAAGAGGATCATATGAAAACAACAACAGATGCTAAATATAATACTCTGAAAGAATATTACGAATTGTATTTGAAATGCGCTGATTTATTTAGGTATCTTACCGAAAGACAATCTATCAACGATTTTACTTTAACCATCACCAAATTTATCGAGGTTTATGGATCATCAAAAACAAAAATGATACCATTCGAAAATGGTGCACTCACCGAAAAATATGGTGTATATATTAGACTCTATGAATTTCTCAATGGGTTCTTTTTAAAATGCGAACAGTTGAAGGCTATTAATATTGTAATTTATGATATTATCAACAAAAACACAACTGATTTTTTTCAATTTATTATGGCAGGTGGTAAAACCAGTGTAATTATTCCTTTAGTATCGCTCCTCTTAACAATTGTTCCATTGAATCAATTTGATGAATTGGACGAGAATTATAAAGTAAAAACAAGTACTGGAAAAAATTTTAATCAAAGAGTAATTATTGTTCAACCGGATCACTTAATAAAACAAACATGTGATATTCTTAAGAGAGGTATTGCATTGATGATACCATATAAATTAATTCTTAGGTATGATCCCATAATTAATAAACAATTAGGGGATATTTTTGTAATAAACGATTCAGGGATAAAAATTCTTAAACTGAAAAACCTAATCGATTCAAACTCTGCATTAATTTTTGATGAGGTTGATGATATGGCAAATAATATGAAGTCGGAACTAAATATCATTGCAAAAGAAGAAAATTCAAAATGCATTCACGAACGTTTTTTGCACTTGTTAAATAAACTGATGCCAGAAACTCAACAGGATCAAATGGATGAGAAATATTACAATAAATTAATCCTTAAAGTATCAGCCAATCTTATAGAACTATCAAAAACAGATCACCTTTTGGATAAACTTAATCAATTGGAACAAGATGTTGAGAAAGTGCGCAATTTTTTAGTCACATCTGAAAGAATGTTCAAAAAATATCTCTCGCGAAATAATAAAATATTGGGTGGAGTTTCTGAAGCAATATCTGAAGAAATATCTGAAGCAATATCTGAAGGAATATCTGAAGAAATATTAGGAGGTACCTCATGTGACAATAACCATAGAATTTTATTTATTAAGAATATTGATGAGAATATTTTGACTATACTACATGATTCTAAACATTTGTTAAATTATGGTTTGCGAAACACTATGAAGATAAAAAATGCGACAATCCAAGAATCACTTTACGCAATTCCATATTTGGGTAAAGATATTCCATCACTTGACTCTGAATTCACAGATGTTGACATTAGAATTGCTTACACAATACTTTCATACAATGAATTAAAATCATTGAGAGACTCTGATATGAATCGATTGCTTGATTTTTATTACAAAGCTTATGCACAATCAATAATGAATAACGATGGTCGAGACCTTCAGATTAAACATCAATATGAATATGTGATTATGAATAAAAAAAAGAGGAGTTGGAGATTACCTCATATAAGAAGATGTTTGAAATGGTCAACTATTAAAGAATTATATGGCGTGAATAACAAAAGTGTTTATAGTCGTCTGGTTTTAAAATTATATCTTACTAATTTAGTCTTATCCATTCAAGACAAGGTGGAAATTTTCAATATTTCATTCATTGATATTCTCTCAAATGATACCTCGATTTATAAAATTGGATTAACAGGCACTCCATATATTTTGATGCCGTTTGATTTGGGAAAAAAATTTAATAAGATAAAAATTCAAGCTGGCGCCAATGGTTTTATTTTACGCTCACTTTTATTAACCCATGATGATCTTCAAATTGTAAGAAAAAATGTCTTGCTTACAGATATAATCGAATTGTGTAAAGGGTATCAAACACTGATCGATTGTGCAGCATTATTATTAAATTATGAGAATGCGAAGGTTGCGGAGGCAATTTATGAGAAAATCCTCAAACCAATAGTGTATTTTACTTCTTCGCATCAAATGATGATCTTTGAAAATGGCGCACATGATGTTTTTAAGGCAAGTGGATCCACATCATCATATGATTATTTTGTATTTTTTGATCAGGGTCATATCACTGGTGTTGACATTAAGATGATTCCAAATGCACTTGGTCTTCTCACAATTGATTCGAAATCGAGATTACGAGATGTATCACAAGCTGCGTTTAGAATGAGAAATATAGGTTTAGGACAAGAAATAACTTATGTGGCGACAGAACTGGGAACGCATATTCAATCAAGTGTTAATACTTATAAAAGAAATTATAAAATAGTCGAGATGTTCAATACAAATGAAGCTCTTTATATGGAACAACTCAAAAGAGATTTTTTATTACAATCTGTTAGAACTCTTGTTCGTAATTACAAGAAGAAAAGAACAACAGAGACTGAATACGATGATAGATATTTTTTGAATAAATCCGGTGATAAACCCAATGCAAAAGATCAGATCAATCAAGAGATTAATGCATACGAAAGACTAATTAAGAATGACAAAACTGATCAAATTGATGCACAATTACACGAATATATTGAGGAATTGAAAAAATATGATTTGGGAAAAGTTAACGCTAATGCAACTAACATAAGTAAAGTTACCGAGGTGAGTGCAAATGTTTCGATGGAAATTGAATCAAATATTAATATCAGTCAGAACACCAATCAGAATATTATTAAAAACACCAAACATAATATCAAGGTATTTAATTATTATTTGTTTGATATACCAATGCCAACTAAGAAATTAAATATATTAAATGATGTTTCTACTGATAATATAATCGATATATTTAATAATGAATACAGTAATAGAAACACATCAAATCAATTCGTTTTGTTGGGTAATTTGAACATTGTCTGTTCTACTTATATTTTATTCATGTTATTTTGCATTTTTAACATACGAAGCAGTTTTAAGAATATGATTATAATTTGGTTAGACAACAATGGAATTATTTATTTGATGACCTCTCTCGAATTTTATTTGGTGGTGAAATCTGGAACTAAAATTAAGGAGTGGAAACCAATATATGCTCTTGAGAAATTAGAAATTGAACCGATAAAAAAATCATTTATTAAATTATTTCTCAATATTGATCCTAGTATGAATGATGTTGAATTGGTCAGCTCAGATGCCGCATGTAAAAAATATTTGACTGACTCCTTACATGATACGTACTTTTATCAAAATACTTATGCCTATCCCTATGGATTGCTTAAATTCGATAAAGAAAATTTTACAAGTTTTCGTCTACTGATTGATAAATATAATCGTGGGGATCAATTAACAAAAGATGAGCAAAAGGAAGTGCTGAGAGTGATTAACTTACCTTATTAAATGAATAAAATCACGAAGTTAGCAGACCAAAGAATTATTTGAAATAATTTTTTAATCTATGAATTTTAATTGAGGGATCATTGGGTAATTTTAATAAGAATAGCATTTGATGCAAATATTTGTTTTAAATACTGACCATCATCAAATAATAAAATTCACATAGAAATATTTAATGAGATGTCATCAAATGAAAATAATCATATGGAAATAATTGAAGAGAACATTTTATGAGAGATCAGCATTTTGTAAATGTTGATCACATACTGATCAAAAAAAATGATTTTTTATCTATGTATGATATATTTTTTCAAATAATAGTCAAAATGAAAGAAAAAATCACTAAGTGTTTCCTTTTAGGCCTTTCTTTATCCTTCACCATATGCGCGTTTTTTGTTTATCTAAGTGTTAGGATTATTTTGGATTCCATGCACACTGACAGTACTCATTCGCTTTATTTGATCTTTGGATGTATCGGATTTTTTTTATTCTTCAATTATTCAATCAGGGCAATAATGCTTTTATTTCATGCAATTATAAATAATCGTATCGACTTATAAAACATAATTTATGATTCGCAATTAAAAATAATTGTTTTGATTCATAAAATATAATTTATTGCAAATAAAGGCCATTAATCAAAAAAAAATAATTTGGTGTAACTCCTTTGATGAATCACAGTGAGTCACAAACATTTATTACACACTGATCGTCCCCCAATGAAAATAATTTAGTATTGTTCTTTGATGAATCACAGTGAGTCACAAACATTTATTACGCACTGATTATCCTTTGATGAATCACAGTGAATTACAAAAATTTATTACACACTGATCGTCCCAATGAAAATAATTTAGTATTGTCCTTTGATGAATCACAGTGAGTTACCAATGTTTCTTACACACTGATTGTCGCCCAATGAAAATAAATTAGTATTGTCCTTTGATGAATCACAGTGAGTTACCAATGTTTCTTACACACTGATTGTCCTTTGATGAATCACAGTGAATTACAAAAATTTATTACACACTGATCGTCCCCCGATGAAAATAATTTAGTATTGTCCTTTGATGATTCATAGTGAGTTACCAATGTTTCTTACACATTGATCGTCGCTAAATGAAAATAAATTAGTATTGTCCTTTGATGAATCACAGTGAGTTACCAATGTTTCTTACACACTGATTGTCGCCAAATGAAAATAATTTAGTATTGTCCTTTGATGAATCACAGTGAGTTACCAATGTTTCTTACACATTGATTGTCGCCAAATGAAAATAATTTAGTATTGTCCTTTGATGAATCACAGTGAGTCACAAACATTTATTACACACTGATCGTCACCCAATGAAAATAATTAAGCGTGGTTGTTTGATGAATCACAGTGAGTCACAAACATTTATTACATACTGATTGTCCTTTGATGAATCACAGTGAGTCACAAACATTTATTACACACTGATCGTCCCAATGAAAATAATTTAGTATTGTCCTTTGATGAATCACAGTAAGTCACAAACATTTATTACACACTGATCGTCGCCCAATGAAAATAAATTAGTATTGTCCTTTGATGATTCACAGTGAGTTACCAATGTTTCTTACACACTTAACAATCACTAAATGAAAATAATTTAGTATTGTCCTTTGATGAATCACAGTGAGTTACCAATGTTTCTTACACACTTAACAATCACTAAATGAAAATAAATTAGTATTGTCCTTTGATGATTCACAGTGAGTTACCAATGTTTCTTACACACTGATTGTCGCCAAATGAAAATAATTAAGCGTGGTTGTTTGATGATTCATAGTTGGACAAATCTATTCATTATGCACTGATTCTCATTAACCAATTCTTTTGTACATAACGTCAAAAAAATTGAAAAATAAATTTAAATTACGAATAAACAATTTCAATAATAAACAAATGTCAATTAATTATTTTGCTCGTTTCAAACAATTAAGTCAAATTCTCACGAAAAACGACTTCAATTGCTATAATGTTGAAGCAATTTATGAAAAATGTGAAGTAGAGTTCAGGAATTATTTAGATTTTGTATTGGATCAAGATTCAAGTTCGGATATTTTCAAGTTTTTTCCAAATAATCTTCCAAAAAAATTGCAATATATACTTCATATTTGTCATGACGAGTATGATTATTTTCCAGTTTATCTAGATCAACAAAAATTTGATTTAGATGTTTATGAAACATTTTCAGAATATCATTTATACCGATGTCAATACTTCATTCATGATTTGGATCTTGATGATCATATTGATATTGATATTGATGAAGAATTAAAAAAATTGGTTGGAGATAATGAAAAAGGTTTTAAGTGGTTAAAGGAATTTATTGAGGTGGAAAGTGCACTATATTTTAAAATGTCTTCTTTTAAGTGTTTTGCTGAGTATATATATGTATTACATCTTGATCCCTACATTTTTAAATTATCACGCGATATACCTTACGCAATGAGTCGTTTCTGTGCAGAAGTTCTAAGTGAGAAATTAGGTAAACGTATTTCGATCTTCTCAAATCATTTGTGTGAGGTTGAGTATGTTGGTGAGGACAGAGAATGATTGTGAGTGCATGAGTTCGTGATTGCGTGATTGCGTGATTTAATATTTTGATCTAAAGATCAAAATATTAAATCAAAAAAAAAATTGAAATCCGATATTGTTTACAGGTATAAGAACCGGCTTAAATTAAATACAATATATGTTAGCTCACGATGATTCTTCAGAAAAAAATACTGTTGACGAGCGCAAGATGTTGAAACAAATCATTGAACAAATAATTATCAATCCAGATATTATTAATTTGGAGTATTTGTACGAATTGTTAGAAAAAGAGATATTTGCTTTGTGTAGGCAAATTGAGAAAGTTAAAAATAATCCTGAGCGTTTGTCAATATTATTCAATAACTCTTTATTTAGTGTTGAATGCCTGGACACATTAAAAAAAAAAGTGTTGAGTCGATCATTCTTTTTCTCTGGATGGGATGGAGCGAAAATCCATAAAGATTATTTGGAAATCGAATATAAAATAATTCACATATGCGAATTAATTATCACCAATTTATACTCGTTTTGTACATCGAAATGTCAACGATTAATTAATAATACAATACGATCAAAAATCGTGATTTTACTTTTTTATTATTTTGAAACTGAAATATTTTCATATTGTGTCAATAAAATGGTTGTATTAAAAATTCTGGACCTCGAGGATGTAACAAATATGAACGGTGTGACTTATTGTTTATTGTGTAAGAAAAAATATGATCATTTCCTAAATCCTGACTACAACCCGCCATCTGAATCAAAAATTTATTTTTGTAAACATATTAAACACAGTGGTAAAGTTTTGTTGTGTGATTCTGATTTATTCAACTTGATTCGATATACGTGGGAGGAAAAAAAAAGGTGAAAAATATTTTTTATTGAAAATTATTTTCATTTGACGAGTCATCAAAAGAAAATAATTAAGGTGATCATTTGATAAATCACATTGAGTCACCAACATTTATTACACACTGATCATCATCAAAAGAAAATAATTTGGTATTGTCCTTTGATGAAACACAGTGATCATCATCAAAAGAAAATAATTTGATATTGTCCTTTGATGAAACACAGTGAGATACCAATGTTTATTACATACTAATTATCATCAAAAGAAAATAATTGAGGTGATCATTCGATGAATCACATTGAGTCACCAACATTTATTACACACTGATCATCATCAAAAGAAAATAATTTGGTATTGTCCTTTGATGAAACACAGTGATCATCATCAAAAGAAAATAATTTGGTATTGTCCTTTGATGAAACACAGTGAGATACCAATGTTTATTACATACTAATTATCATCAAAAGAAAATAATTGAGGTGATCATTCGATGAATCACATTGAGTAACCAACATTTATTACACACTGATCATCATCAAAAGAAAATAATTTGGTATTGTCCTTTGATGAAACACAGTGAGATACCAATGTTTATTACACAGTAATCATCATCAAAAGAAAATAATTTGGTATTGTCCTTTGATGAAACACAGTGAGATACCAATGTTTATTACACACTGATTATCTTCAAAAGAAAATAATTGAGGTGATCATTCGATGAATCACATTGAGTCACCAACATTTATTACACAGTAATCATCATCAAAAGAAAATAATTTGGTATTGTCCTTTGATGAAACACAGTGAGATACCAATGTTTATTACACACTGATTATCTTCAAATGAAAATAATTAAGGTGATCATTTGATCAATCACATTGAGTCACCAACATTTATTACACACTGATTATATCCAAATGAAAACAATTAAGGTGATCATTTGATGAAACACAGTGAGATACCAACATTTATTACACACTGATAATCTCCAAATGAAAACAATTAAGGTGATCATTTGATGAAACACAGTGAGATACCAATGTTTATTACACACTGATTATCTCCAAATGAAAATAATTAAGGTGATCATTCGATGAATCACATTGAGTAACCAACATTTATTACACACTGATTGTCATCAAAAGAAAATAATTTGGTATTGTCCTTTGATGAAACACAGTGAGTCACCAACATTTATTACACACTGATTGTCATCAAAAGAAAATAATTTGGTATTGTCCTTTGATGAAACACAGTGAGTCACCAACATTTATTACACACTGATTGTCATCAAAAGAAAATAATTTGGTATTGTCCTTTGATGAAACACAGTGAGTCACCAACATTTATTACACACTGATTGTTATCAAAAGAAAATAATTTGGTATTGTCCTTTGATGAAACACAGTGAGTCACCAACATTTATTACACACTGATTGTCATCAAAAGAAAATAATTTGGTGTAATCATTTGATGAATAACAGTGAGAAATATTTTATTGTGTACTGATTCTCCGCTCCTTGCAAATGGTTTTTATTATGTTGAGTATGTTGGTGCGGACAGAGAATGATTGTGAGTAAGTGCTGGAGTGCATGATTGAATATTTAAATCTAAAGATCAAAAATATTCAATCTAAAAAAAATTGAATCACGATATTGCTTTCAAATATAAACATTTATCTTAATTAAATACAATATATGTCAACTCATGATCATTCTTCGGAAACAAATACAATTAATGAGCGCCAGATCTTGAAACAAATCATTGAAAAAATAATTGTCAAACCGGATATTATTAATTTAGATTATTTATACGAATTATTAGAAAACAATGTATCTGCCTTATGCAGACAAATAGAGAATCTTAAGAATAATCCTGAGCGTTTGTCAATATTATTCAATTATTCTTCCTTTAGTTTTGAATATTTAGGTTGGTTAGGAAATGTGAAAAGAATGACCATGAGTAGAACATTTTTTTTCTCTGGACGGTCTCATAAAGAAATAAATACTCGACAAGATTATAATAAAATCGAGATTATAATCACTAATATATGCACGTTGATTGTTGCTCATTTATATTCGATTTGCACGGCCGACACTCAACGATTAATTATAAAGACAGTTCGATTAAAAATCGCGCTTGTTCTTTTTTCTTGTTTCGAAACTGAAATAATCTCACATTGTGTGAATAAAATGGTTGTGTTAAAAATAATTAACTTTAATAATATACGAAATTTAAATGGCGTAGCTTATTGTTTATTGTGTAAGAAAAAATATGATCATTCGTTGAATTTACATGGACAATTACTAAAAGAATCAAAAATTTATTTTTGCAATCATTTCAAACATAGTGGTAAAGTTCTGATGTGTGATGGTGATTTATTTAATGCGATTCGATATGCATGGGAGAGAAAATCAATGTGAAAAAATATTTTCAAAAGTGTTTTTGAAAATATTTTTTAAGATACAAAAAAGCAATCTGCGTTTGCACCTAATTTTTTTATTGAAAATTATGGTTATTCAATGAAGGATCGTATGATAAATTATGTTCGTTTGGTGAATCAGTGTGTGAAAATAATTTTGAATCACTTGTATTTCATTAGAGGTATTACATCAAATTATTTTCATTTAGTTGGTCTGTGTATGAATCATAAAAATTTGAAAAAATAATTAATAGATATATATGTACAACAATAATGATGGTTCATCAGAAGAACTGGAATCATCAGATATATATTTTTTGCTCTTTTTGAGGTTCATCAGAAGAACTGGAATCATCTGATAGATATTTTTCGCTTTTTTGAGTGGTTTGTCTGGTGTATTGTTTATGACATGTACCGTATTTCCTGGCCACTTGTACTGTTGCCAATCGTGAAAGTGGCCAGGAAATACGGTACATGTCATAAATGACACCCCAATATGCTGATAAATTTTAATTATTTTTTATTAAATAAGAAACAATTAAAATATATTAAATTCCACATGCATCTTTGAATGATTTTTTAATGGTGGCGCTTTTTATTTTTTTACATAATTCAAGCAAATAATCAATACTGTCATTAATATCCTGGACAAAGAATGGATCATCAATGAAACTTTTTTTAATAAGGATTTACTGATTGATTTTGCTTGAATTTTGTTTTTTGATCAATTTCTTTTTTGATGATTCATCATCAGATGTATCAGAATCATCTGATATATATTTTTTTGCTTTTTTGCATTGTTTCTTTTTTAATGATTCATTTGAAGAACTTGAATCATCAGAATCATCTGAAGAACTTGAATCATCTGAATCATCTGAATCATCTGAAGAACTTGAATCATCTGAGTCATCTGAAATACATATTTTTGCTTTTTTGAGTGTTTTTTTTATTGGTTTGACACTATCCGAAGAATTATGGTCTAATTCTTTTTTTTTATTGTCAATAAATCTAGGTTTTGATCTAATTTCTCTAATTAAATCGTTTTTCTCATTCGCATTCATTGCTTGAATTGTTGCAACTGTATTTAAGTTCAAAAAAGCAAACAAATCCATAATTGCCTTTAATTTACCAGCGTCGGAATTAGTTTTGGAACTGGAAGAGTGCAAATCGGATATTTTCAATTCTTTTAATACCGAATGATTTCTGCTGATGGTAAATTTCGATCCTCTTTTTTCGGTTGGTGCTATAAAATTTACGTATGTAGGCAACACACTGGTATCAAATATGTGATCATTCTTATTTTTTTTTCCAGATTTATTTTTTTCCAAAATATTATCTTTGAATAATCTTTTTTTAATATCATCTGTCAAGATAGCATCATTAACTGCAATTTTTTCTGTTTCAGGAATAGTTACAAGGCATATCTGTTTGCAATTAAATGATGACAATTCGATAATATCATTGTATGACTTCAATAAAACTAATCTTTGTGGATTCATTGAAACTGTGATCTCGTGTTCAGTAATCATGTCTGGATACTTTTCCTCTAATTTAAGAATATAAAATTTCATTTCTTCTAACTTAATTCTCAGAGATAAATTAGCGTCACTCACTCCCTTTCGCAAATGGATGATCTTATTATTCTTTTTGATTTCAAGGACAAAACGATCACTATGTCTGCCATTAGCTTTCGATAGCCATACACATCTTGGAATTTCATCTTTTGAGACATCATTATCATCAATCTCTTTTCGTTCTAAGCCTTTTTTGTTTATATTTTGCTCAGATTGATTGACCAAACGAAGATTAGATTTTCTATTATCAATAGGAATTCGATTTATGTGATCAATTGTATTTTTTTGTCCCTTTCCTCCTCCTTTTTTTTTATCCATAATTATATTGTGAATGTAATGAATAGCTTTATTGTTATCATAAAACCCAATATAATTTCCAATTTGATGATAATATTTGTCATCATTTTCCAGTGTTTCCACAGAATCTTCATCAACGACAAACAAACGTGACTTATTATTTATCTTATAAAGACAAACGGCGTAATTTTTTTCTTGGTATCTGACAATTTCGTGTTCGTTAAACATGATTAACTTATTATTTTACAATATATTTAGTCTCTTAAGTGAATTAATTTCATTTTTTTGTCTAAAACTGAAATTAATTCAAAACAATCAAATTATCATACTTTGATTCAAAATGCGATACTAAAATAATTTCATTAAATTCTGTGTTTAATTTTTTTTCTTTTTCTGTTTGATCATCAAAAATATGATGTCTTTCCAATATATCATCATCTAATAATTTTAGCTTCCCAATTATTTCATTTAATTTTTCTCTCAATGTGATTCCTAAACTACAACTTGATTTATTTTCATGTATTTTTCCACCTTCTTGAAGTGAAAAAGAGAAATAATCACCCATTCTTTTTGCTGGTCGTGCTGCATGGTATTTGACACACTTTGGAACTTCTCCGATATCAATCCCACAGTCTTCCGGAAGCTGAAGTGTTCTCTTATGCACTCCTTGTTTTCCGAGTTTGATCAATTTGGAAATTTTTAAATTACATCTTCTATTGTCTCTAGTATTACCACTTATATATATTATTTTATCATCATCTGTTTCTACTTCTTCTTGCATTAAAAAAACACTCAAAGAAACACCTTCACTTCGTGATTTACTTGTGATTAAAGCTGTTTCTCCTCTTCTTTTCCATCTCCATGAACATTCCTCAATGAGTTCTGCATCTTCCGCGTCAATGATGAATAATTCATTTTTATCTTTATAGGAATACTCGTAGACAACATAGTCTTTTTTCTTGCAAGATACAATCTCTTTCCTCATGTTATTCTATGAATAATTATAAATTGAAATTTTATACTAACCAAAAAAAAATCAATTTTTTTATAAAAATATCAATTGAAAATTAAATAATAATATTCAATTGAAATTGTTTAATAAATTTGCAGAGTTATCACTTTAAATGCCCGCACTAACTAATTCGAGTAAGCCAGTCCCCCCATACCGCTCATTACCCTCAACACATTATAATTGACAGTGTAGATCCAAACTCTGTTGTCGTTAGCAGTGAAAACATCACCATATGACCCACCGAAAGCGCTGAACCATAAGTTCAATTGAGCGGTATCGATACGAGAGAAGTTGCAAGTACCAGAAGGTTGATGTTCTTCTGGGTTCAAGGCGAATGAGTAAACATTCAAACCATCACGAGGAATGTTAGTGTGGCATTGATAAGGTTGAACCAAGTTGAAGTAAGGAGAAGCACGGCGGGAGAATCTGTCGTGTCCGTTCAATTGGAGCAAGACTTCTGAAACTGGGTTCAAAGTCCAGTTGATCAAAAGACCATAGTTAGTGTGTTGCCAGACAGTGGGGTCGAAACGTCTGATGTAATCAGTACGATTATCAGCAACGAAAACGCTGATGGGAATAGATAAATCGTACATGGTCAAATCATTGCGGGTGACCTTTTCGACTTCAGGGTAATAATATCCAGAGTTTTCAGTGTCAGCATAAATGCGAATAACTCCATCAACCTTAGAACGAAGATCAACATCCTTGGAACGCATCAAAAGGGGTTGATTGGGGGAAAGAACACCAATGAAGAGAGATCCATCGAAGTCAGCAGCAACTTGAGAAGTATCGAAAACATAACGAGGCTCTTGAGCTGGGCTTGCTGGATCAACCACAATGTATTCACGCTTTTGAGCATCCAAATAAGAAGTCTCTCCGGCGCTAACTTCGACGTCATTGAAGAAACCAAAGTCATTGAGATCGTATTGACCCAAAAGCAATTTCTTGGCTGCTTCACAGCGAGCAACTTCCCAATCGTAAGGAACATACACTTGGAATTTGTGTCCGTGATAGTTTCCTAACTTGGTGATCCAGTACAATTCCTTTGAAGGATGGTTGAATGCAAGCTTGTACTTATCGGCATTACCCTTAATTGATTCTTCACCGGTGAATTGAAGTTGTTCAATCAAGTATTCGTGAGAAACTTGAGCCATTCTACGACGTTCTTCGGTATCCAAATAAACGTAATCAACCAAAAGCAAGGATTCTTGCATTTCGAGGTTGTTAGCAGAGTTGGAGTTGATGAAAGCATCAGTGGCAACATACAATTCGTTGACTGGACGGAAATGAACGTTGAATTTGACTTCGTGGTATTGAAGAGCAATCAAAGGAAGAGCCAAACCATTGTTACGACAGAAGTAAAATTGGAATGGAACGTACAAGGTGTATTGGGGTTTCAACACATTGTTGTTGGGATTGTCGAATGACAAAGAAGATAATTCAGTAAGTTCGGGAACATCACCGATCATCTTGGCATAACCAACTTCCTGACCAGTCTTGTGGGTAAGTTCGTACCAGATATCTAACCATTCACTGTATTGTTTGTCAATGCGGGAACCACCAATTTCCAATTCAATTGAATAGAAAATTGCGTGACCAACACGACGAACCCAAGCGAATTGCACGTATCCGAAGTTAACGAAATCCCCAGTGTAAACAACCTCAGGAAGGGTAATTTTGGCATAAACCTTTGTAATCAAATCACCGTTACGTGAAATAGTACATGTCACCTTACGACCGAAAGAAGCAGCACCATTGTAATAGTTTTCAATTGATTCAGTGGCAAAGTTTGTGTGACGTCTATAGACAACCTTGAAGAAAGTAATTTGTGGGTTACCAGTAAGATAAACATCTTGTGCACCATAAGCTACCAATTGCATAAGTCCTCCTCCCATGATTAGTTATATACTTATAGGACAGAAAAAAAATTCTGTGGAAATTAATTATTATTCGAATTTTTTCTATAGTTTCAAAATAAAGTCTAGTTTATTCCCCATTTGAATAATAATTCTTATATGTGTGAAAAAAACTGAATAAATATTAATTCGTTGAAGAAGCTATAATTATATTTGTAACAAGATCCCTATCCTTACTTAAAGGTCGTCTAAGGTTTTCAGTTAAAAGTAGATATTTAATGGCCATACAATCACGTGCAAAAAAAATCCCCAGTAAAGTCATTAAGACTAAATATACCCTTGATCACATTCATAGTGAAAAAATGGAAAAATTTAATAAAACGCTTATGTCACTCCCTCAAAAACATAAGAAATTAAAAAAAATTACCGAAGAACTCGATAAAATTGAAAAAGACACTGACCCAAAAGAATACAATAATGAATTTATTCGCAAGAAAGCCCTACTCAGAGACGCTATTGATGAACTCTCTCGTGATATCAACTCTATTGAAAATGGCACTGAACTCCTCGATTACTTTATCAAAGGAGGAAGTTACATTCGCGTTTATTTTAATCACGACATTGATGGAACTTCTGATGATATCAATTACACCACACAAGAATTAAAAATCATCGAACAAAATTCAATTACACGCAACAACCAAGCCCCAATAAATATGAACGGAGGCACTGGAAAAAAGAAAAATATTTTCTCGTATATTTCAATCGATAATACATCAAATGAAACACCAAGCACAAAATTAAATTCTTCATTTAGTTCTTCGTCAAAAGAAGAATTTCCATATCCACAAATAAATTCACTTGGGGAATCAAAAGATTCATTGAAAGATTCATTGAAAGATTCATTGAAAGATTCATTGAAAGATTCATTGAAAGATTCATTGAAAGATTCATTAAAAAATTCATTGAAAGATTCATTGAAAGATTCATTGGAGGATTCATTAAAAGATTCATTGAAAGATTCATTAAAAGATTCATTGGAGGATTCATTAAAAGATTCATCAAGTGGATCATCCAAGAAATCATCAAAGAACACACCTAGTGGTTCACCAAGAGAATCATTAAAGGAATCATCAAAGAACACACCTAGTGGTTCACCAAGAGAATCATTAAAGGAATCATCAAAGAACACACCAAGTGATTCACCGAGAGAATCATTAAAGGAATCATCAAAGAACACACCAAGTGATTCACCGAGAGAATCATTAAAGGAATCATCAAAGAACACTCCAAGTGATTCACCGAGAGAATCATTAAAGGAATCATCAAAGAACACACCAAGTGATTCACCAAGAGAATCATTAAAGGAATCATTGAAAAACACACCAAAAAATTCGTCAAAGGATATGGATGTGTCAAAAAAGAAATTGGATAAAAAACAAGGATTATCTGTGAAATCTCACGGAGAATCTTCAAATGAATCATCAAATGAATCACCTAAAAAAAATCAGACAACTGATACTTCAATCATTGAGTCCTCATTAAAGGGACTCAATGAATTAGAAGAAAAAATATCACAAAGGTTCAACGAATTTGATGCGAAAACAGGAAAAAAAAATAATGTGGTTCCCATCGCAAATTCAAACCTTGGATCTGGAAGTAAGACTAGTGTTAAGAAAAAGAATTTTGTTTTAGATAAGGCTCAATTAAATGAACAATTTATGAATGCGATAGGTGAAACTAATCAGGTCGCAACAAAAAAGAAATTCCAAAATCAACAAATTACGAAATGTGAAATTTGCGAGGGTGAAAAGGTACTGAATCAATCTGACGGATGTTATGTATGCAAGGTTTGTGGAGTTATGGAAAATATTTTAGTGGGGTCAGAAAAACCATCATTTAAAGAACCAACAGGCGAGAAAATTCAATATGCTTACAAAAGAATCAATCATTTGAATGAAATCCTTAATCAATTACAGGCCAAAGAATCGACAGATATCTCAAAAGAAGTATTTGATTCAATTCTTCGTGAAATTCGCAAAAGACGTATTAATAAAAACAACATCGATATTTTTCGTATGAGGAAGATCCTCAAAGAACTAGATTTGCGCCAGTATTATGAGCACGTGTCTCATATTATTTACAAGATCAATCGCAAAAAGCCTCCCACTTTCAGCAGAAAAACAGAGAACATGATTAAACAAATGTTCCGCGATATTCAAAAACCCTTCGCGATATTCTGTCCTCCTGAACGCAAGAATTTTTTGAATTATTCATATGTACTTCATAAATTTTGTGAATTATTGGGAGAGGATGAATTCCTTCCTTATTTCCCTCTATTGAAAAATATGATCAAACTCAAACAACACGATAAGATTTGGAAGAATATTTGTGCTTATATGAAATGGCAGTATCATGGATCAATTTAACTCAATTTAAATATGATCACAATTAAGTATTATTTAAAAAAACTAATTTAATTAAAAAAATCAAATTAGTTTTTTTGTTTCATCCCCTGGATCTCTAGTTTGAGACTATTGATCTCCGATTGCAAAGAAGAAATGTATTTCATCACAAATTGATTATCCATGATTCCTTTTCTTTCAGTGTACAAGCTCATGATTTGGTCCATGACTTGAGTGTACTGTTCGCCGATTTCTTTTAGTCCTTCGTGATATTCATCTGATGAATCCAGCTGTTTTGCAAGTTCTTCAAAGTTATCTTGAAGGGGTTTGATTTTATCATCAATAGACTTCAACATTTCTTGGATACATAATGGAAGATTGTCATTGTCATTGTCATTGTCTAATTCCATTTGATGAATTTGTTTTTGGTGTGTGTTTTTTGGTAAATTTTATGTTTTCTTGTATGTTTTCTCAATCTTATTCTTCAAAGAATACAATCTACAATATATTTTTTTTTTCAATTTTTTCTTAAGTGTGCAACTCCATTAATTAAGTGGAAATAAATTTGAAATGAAAATTATTTTTAATTTCAAATTTTTATTTAGTAAGATTACTCACTCTATTCATAATGTCTTGGATCTTCATATAAGACCCTTCGTAAATTTCATTCATAAATTTCTGATCCACTTCCAATAATTCTTCTGATCTCTTTATTTTCTGAAGCAGTTTCTCATAAGACTTATCAATCAAATCATAATCAAATGCATAAGTTAACGCTTTGATTAATTTTTCTTCGTAGAACGATGAATAATTATTTTGTATTTTTTGTACATACTGATGAAAAGAGTCACCAAAATTGATTAAATTATAAAGTTCCTCAATTAATGAATTAGCTTGCATTTTTTTAATTATCATTATGATTTGATTAGGTGTAACACGATCATCATCATCTCTTGCAGAATTCCAATGATCAATATCCTTAAACGATTCTGTGATGAATAAAATTTTTGTTTTAGTGTAAATATTACACGTAGCAAGAAGCTTATTTTCTACCAGATTTTCATTTTTACTCTGGAGAAGAATTTGTTTCACCTTTTCTGAATCAGGAAAGTTAATTAATGAAAAAATATCATTAATAAATGTTGTGTCAGGCGCCGTCCGAGTTTTAACAAAATCATCCAAAATTTTACCAAGTATTGCGTAGTTACATTTGATGAAATTACTCAAATAAACTAATAAATTTTTATCTTCGGTGTAGAAGGGCACTTTTTCTTTGTTAGCAAATTTATTAAGCTTCGCAACAATTTCATCCATTATTCTTTTCATAAATCCACTATTAAATAAATTATAGGGAAATCGATACACATTTGTAAAAAAGTATGTTTCGTGGAAAGATGATATGAGAAAGTCATAGAGTTTTTGATTTGATGAATTGGTTTTAAGCACCTCAACATCATTTGCACTGGGTTCGTATTTAAGCAATAATTTAATAAAGGAATACGCGAGCTGACTCATTCCAAGTTCATTAATTTGGTGAATCGGTTTCCAAAGTTCTGATGGATATTTTTTATTTTGTTCATCAAGATCACGTTTTAACAAACAGAATTCAATATTTGTCATTATGAAAATACAACCATCTCGCGCATAGCACAAAATTATGTTTCTTCTAAAATCGTGATCTGGTGTAAAAATGTAATACAACAAGAATAAAATGTACGTTGATACATAAATTTTTTTCACTGGATCTTCTGGGTCTTGTTTAATTAAAACACCATATGGTATTTCCACAAACAAATAATTTGACTGAATAATATATTCTATCGTTGATAGACTGAAATTAAAATTAGTTTTCACTTTCGAGAGAGTGTTAGTAATATTGTAGTGGCCTTCGTTATACTTTAAAATATATATATTATCATCATCAAATAGGTAAGGTAATTTGATCTCGTAAAATGGATTTTTGTTAAATTTATAACTGTGTCCTTTGGTAAACTTTTCCCTTGATATCTCAGTATCAATTTCTTTCTTTGTGTATTTACTCATGTTAATGTTAATATTTGTATTTTGTACTTGATTTACATTAATATTCTGTGTTTGAATGATGTCCTTTGAAAATTCATCACCTGACAAATTTATCATGAGATCATCAATTAATTTATACATTTTATTTTCAATTGAATTCTGTTCAGATGATTTAGCCGGTAAGGCCTTTTGATATTTTTGCACTTCATGACGGATAATTTCATTCAAAAAAGGAGTTTTATTTGTGACCAGAAGAAAATATTTATTATCCAATTTGTCAGATGTATTTTTTTTCTGATAAAAAAAATTTCTGTAAAGGGTGCGCAACATTTGCAAATTAAAAGATCTCTTCATTGCTTTCATATGGTCCGTTTCATTTTTTGCAAAGATTTTAATGATTTCGTGATTCTTTTCATAAAGTGAAGAGTATTGGTTTGGAACTAAATTATCAATAGACACATAAGTGATCTTCTGGCTAATATTAATATCTCGTAATCTAAATGTTGCTTGCGCGACATCTCTTAAATGTGTTTTGGAACTAACTGTGATCAATCCATTTACTCCTTTTTTTATTTTGATATCAATACCAGTAATATGCGCCTGATCAAAAAAAACAAAATAATCAAGTTCAGGTCTTGATTTAAAAATAATTGGCCCTTGATTATTTCCATTATATTCCATTAACATATGATCAGATCTAATATAAACAACAGATGAGATTTTTGAATTTATTTTTTTAAACGCATCATAAATTTCTTTCGCCACTTGACAATTGTCATATTTCAATAAAACTGCATCACAATCTATTAGTGTCATATATTTATCCTCAGGCTTTGTGATAATTTTGAGCAAATCATTAAGAACATCTTCCTTTCTTATTATCTGAATATCATCATACGTATTAAACAAAGCTTCCAAAATAAAACCATTTCCACCTATCTGCATTTTAAGATTCTTGAAAATTTTCCCTTCATCCATTGGTATGTAAATGTAAGGAGTTCCAGTAATTCCTACTTTATAAATGGATGTGTCATTTGATAAGAGATCAATGAATGAAATATTGTGCATTTCCACTTTATCATCAATAAAAGTTAACATATGTAGCAAGTATATTTCTAGTATTTTTCTACTGAAAATTTTTTTTGCACTCAGACCGAATTTTTCTTCCATTGTCTCCCACGAATAAAAGAGTCTAATGTTTGGTAGTATGGTTTCTGGATTAATTTTATCCCTAATAAAATACTCATACTGTTTCGAAACAAGAGATGCCATAAGTGTATTTTTTGAATTTATTGCGTCACTGTATTTCATATAATAATGATCGAGCATTCTATTAATGTCAGTTGGCCTCAAATATTGCATTTCTTTGTATGAAAGAATAGTAAAACCCAATTTGATGTCATTATCGTTGAACTCTGATGTTTTTGATGGTATGTCTTTACCTAAATATGGAACTGCGAAAAGAGACTCAGTTAGTGAGTCAGAGTCGAAATCATTTGAATTTGATGAGTTGAAACGCAAACCATAATCTAATCTCCATTTATTTTTGAAGACAATATCCTTAATATTTGTGCCGATATTCCGCATAAAATCATCAAGACCAGATTGCTGGATATCAGAACCTGAACCTCCTACGATCC